CGCGACGGCCAGCTGCTCGCACGCCCGGCGGGCGGCGGGGGACGGGCCGGCGGCCGCGAGGCCCCGGAACCGCCCGGCCAGCTCCCGCAGGGTGGTCGCCATCAGCCCGGCTGCTCCCGGGAGGCGACCTCGACGAACAGCCCCTGGCCGAGCGTCCCGCCGCCGGCGGTGGCGGTGACGCTCACCTCGAGCACGTCGTCGGCGGCCAGGGCGGACACGCTGACCGTGCCGGTCGAGACGGCGTAGGCGAGCGCCACCGCGATGCTGATCGGGGCGGACAGGATGCTGGTGCCGTTTTTCAGGACGTCGACGGCGACGGTGGCCGCCCCGACGTTCGGGACGACCAGGCCGGCCTTGACGTCGATCACCGTCCCCGTCGCCCGGCACCGCTTGAGCGGCCCGCGGTAGGTGACCGCCGCCGTCCCGTGCGGCTGGGCGTACCGGTCGGTCCGCTGCTGGTACAGCTTGGCGTTGTCGATCGGGTCGTTGCCGTTCACGTTCGAGTTGCCGAACGTGTTCGGCGGGAGGGTCACCGGGCCGGCGAACCGGGCGGGCCCGGTGCACGTCAGCTCGTCCGTCGAGAAGGGCACGGGTCACTCCTAGAACTGGGTGTCCAGGCCGTACGGGAGCGAGTGGGTCACGTCGCTCGTCCGCCCGCCGACCGCGCTGCCGCCGCCGGACGCCGCCAGGCCGGGGGTGACGAGCTGGCCGCCGACCGTCACCGCGCAGGTGAGCAGCTCTTTGCGGCGGTCATACAGCTTGACCTCGTCGCTGCTCCGGCCGGCCAGGGCGATCCCGTCGAGCAACGCGAAGTAGAGCGAGACGGCCCGCAGGTACTCCTCGCGGCGGTCCCAGGCGTCCACCTGCGAGGCGGTGTACCCGCGGGCCAGCAGCGCCCCGTTGATCTCGGCCGCGGCGGCGGCGATCGCCGGGGCCGCCCGCACGGCCCAGAACGGCTCCAGCGACCCCCGGTCGGGCCGCTGGAGGATGCTCGCGATCTGGTCGAGCAGGTCGGACTCGGTCACCCGGCGCTCCGGTCAGGCGGTCACTTCTTCCGCTTCGGCTGGGGGTCGTCGGCGACGGCGGCGTCCCGCACGGCCGTCAGCTCGGCCCGGACGGCGTGCAGCTCGGCCGCCGCCGCGTCCCGCTCGGCCTGCAGGGCGTCCCGGTCGCGGCGGACGACGTCGTTGGCCTCGGTCAGCGCCCCGCACTCGGCCGTCAGGGCGTCCCGCTCCTCGGCCGTCAGGGTGAGCTGGGACCGGACGGCGGCCAGCTCGTCCCGGCACGCCCCCAGCTCGCCGGTCAGCCGCTCGACCTCGTCCATCAGCCCGGCCGGGTCGGTCGGGGCGGCGGTCAGCGTGGCCGGGCCGTCGACCGGGACCAGCGCCCCGTTGCCGACCAGGAACGGGATGTCGCACCCCGTAAACGCGCTGGCCGGCTTGACCTCGCCCGGCTCGTGCCCGCCGGTGATGCTCGTGGTGACGCGGAACATGCCGCCTCCGGTGTGGCCCCGAGGGGCGGGTTACAGGCTGACGACGATGACGGCGCCGGGGAAATAACAGACCGGCCCCCCGTTGTGGCCGTCGTGCACCTCGATCACCCGGGGCACCTGGACCTCCCCGCGGTCGATCACCCGGGTGTACGCCCCCGGCTCGACGTTCGGGTTCTCGGCGTTCCGGGTCATCCGGTACTCGCCCAGCTTGGCCCCGTTCGTCCGCCGGCCCACCAGCACCCCCTTGCCGTCCGGGATGAACAGGGTGAACACCCCGCTGTCGTTCAGGTACCCGCGGTCGTACGGGACGATCTCCGGCAGGTCGTTGGCCGCCAGCACGGCGTTCACGTTCTCCAGGGTGTTGAGGGTGGCCCCGTAGTCCGACCGCACCCGGCCGATGTCCGCCGCGTTGGTGTTCAGGAGCAGGTTGTTCACCTCGGTCTTGTTCAGGTACAGCTTGCTGCCCCGGCCGAAGTCGACCGACTTGCCCCGGTACTTGAGCACCGCGGTCCGCAGGTCGGCGATCGGGGTGGCGCTGGCGACCGTCGACCAGTCGACCGCGGCGGACGCGGTCTGGAGGGGGAACGTGTCGGTGTGCAGGATCTCCCCGCTCGGCTTGGCCACGCTGAACGTGCCGGTGGTGAGCATCGCCCACAGCACCTGCCGCATCCGGTCGAACCGGCGGGTGAGCAGGTGCTGCTGGGCCATCGCCACCAGGTCGTTGAGCGGGATGAACTGGTCGAACCGGCCGAGCGCCCGCCGCTCGGTCAGCTCCTTCTCGTCGATGACGGTGAAGTCGCCGTAGACGCCCGGCTCCATGTCGTACGCCTTGGCCCCGACCCGGTTCACTCGGCCGGGCTGGCCGTTCATCCCGCGGACGTTCTGCAGCCCGGTGTAGTTGTCCATCTGCTCCCACCGCAGTCGGTGGGCGTTCACCTCGGTGACCGGGAACTCGTCGAACACCGGGTCGTCCTGGGTGAGGACGGGGAGCAGCTCCTGCTCGATCGCCTTCAGCTCGACCGGGGACGGAAAGGTGTACGTCGGCATCGTCGGCTCCGGCGGGTGCGGTCAGTGGGGTACGGGGCGTGTCCGCCCGCGGGTCGCAATCAGACGCCGATCTTCAGCTCGGTCGCGGCGTTGCTCAGCAGGCTGGTCGTGCCGGTCAGCAGCTTGCCCAGGTCGGCCACCCCGTTGGCGTCGATCCCGGTCAGCTCGCTCGTGAAGAAGGTGCCGGCGAAGTACACCGGGGCGGAGAGCTGGGCGCTGCCCCACTCGCCGCCGCCGACCGTGTGCCCGCCCCGCTCGTCCACCACGACGCTGTACGGGAGGATCCCCTTGGCCACCCCGCCGCCGTCCGACCGGGCGTCGTCGTACGCCACGAACAGCCCGCCGGCCGCCCGCCCGCGGGTGGTCCGGGCGAACGACGCGTTCGGCGAGCTGCCGCCGGTCAGCGAGTTCTGGAAGAACGTCAGGGCGGCCTGCTCGATGTTCCCGAGGGCGGCCTGGAAGGTGATCGCCACCACCGTCCCGGACGAGCTGGAGGCGGCCGTCACGTTCCCGGTGCCGACGTTCGACAGCGCCTCCAGGGCGGCCGTCACGTTCGCCTGCAGGGTGGCGTCGGTGGTCGAGTAGGTGATGGCGGCCGTCACCTGGCCGTTGAACGACAGCTTGAAGCTGCCGCCGGTCGGGGTGCCGGTGACGGTCATCGTCTGGACGTCGTTGGCCGCGGTCAGGGTGTCCCGCTGGGCGACGACGGTCCCCTTGGCGTAGGTGCCGACGGCCAGCTTGACCGCCGTCTGCTTGGCCTCCTCCGGGGTCCGGCTCGGCTGGAGCGGGCCGCCGGAGTAGGTGTTCGTCGCGGATGCGGCCATCGGTCACTCCGGTCGGTGGTCGGGGCAGGGCGGGGGGCGGGTCGGCGCGGCGGCGGGTCAGCGGGGCGGGGTCACTTCTTCGCCCGCTCCAGCGCCGCCCGGCCGAGCGGGGTGGCCTTGAGCATGGCCGCCTTGTCCGCGTCGGACAGGGCCGGCTGGCCGCCGGCGAGCGGGTCGGCCAGCCGGTCGCCGAACTTGCGGACGACCGGCAGGGCGGCCTTCAGGGCGGCCATCTGCTCGGCCAGGGCGGTCCCGTCCGCCTTCCCGTCGGCGAACTTGCGGACGGCCACGTCGTCGCAGTTGAGGAGCAACGACTCCATCGCCGGCCGGGCCGCGGGGGCGAGCTGCCCGGCGACGCCTAGCTCGTCGCAGAACCGCCGCACCTTGTCCCGCTTGGCCTCCAGCAGCCGCTGCTGCTGGTCCCGCTGGAGGGCGTCGTTGCCGGCCCGGAGGGCGTCGAGCTGGGCCTGCTGGTCGGCCGCGAACTCGGCCAGGGTGCCGGTCCGCTTGGCCCCCGTCCGGTCGGTGAACTGGAGGGTCGGGACGGCGGCGGTCTGGCTCATCTTCTTCACCGGGTCGGTGTCGGCGTCCGCCTTGTCGTCGGCGTCCGCGTCGTCGCTCATGGCCTGGGTGGTGGCGGCCTGCTGGACACAGGCCAGCATCGCCTGGAGGACCGCGTCGGGCACCGCGTCGGTGACAGCCGCCACGTCCATCCCGGCCGCGGTCAGCGCCTGGAGCATCGCCTGCCGGTCCATCACTACCTCCCCGGAGAACCGGCGGACGATCCCGCCCGTGTGCGTGAACCGGGCCGCCGACAGCGGCTTGAGCCCCTTGACCGCCGGCGGCTTGTTGCCGAGCAGCGTCAGCGCCTTGAGCACCGGCGTCTCGACCACGGTGCCGTCCGGCCCCCTGAACCCGTCGATGACACGGCCGGTTTTCGGGTCCCGCTCCGGCTCGAAGTACTCGATGCTCGGCTGCCGCAGCCGGCCGCTCTTGGCCCACGCCCGGATGGTGTCCGGGACGCGGTCGGCGTCGAGCATGAGCTGCGGCTCGGGGCCGGCCAGCGTCGCGCCGGTCACGTCCCCGCAGGCGAGGCCGTCGTCGTGGTTGAGGGACACGTACGGGGTGTAGTGCGGGGCCGGGCCGGTGCTGAACTTCTGGAAGTTGGCGACGAGCTGCCGCAGGAACTCCGGGCTGTGCGGCAGCCCGTTGTGGGTGCCCGGGCGGAACGCCGCGATCCCGTGGACCGGCCCGGTCGGCTCGTCGGTGTCGGTGTCGGGGGTGGTCGCCGCCATGCCCCGTTGATGTCACACGGCCGTCGCCCGCCGGGCGGACCGGTTCATGTCGGCCCCGATCGCCTTCGCCTCTTCGGCGGTCATCGCGTCGAGCCACCGGCCCGGGATCCAGGCCGCGCCGTCCCGCCTCGCCCACGCCACCCGGTGGTGGCCGTCGACCACGTACGTGCGACCGTCGGCCGGGTCGAGCCAGACGGCGATCGGCGGGCACCGGGCCGGGTCGAACGTCTCCGCCGGCAGGTCGCGGACGGTGCCGTCGTCGCCGTCCGGATCGTCGCGGAACTGGAACCGGTCGGGGTCGACGGCGACCTGGGCGACGGGCATCCGGGCCGGCCGGCCAAGCGTGTCGGCGAAGGCCGCGACGTTGCCGCCGGCCGACACCCACCGGTGGGGGTGCTCGGGGCCGCCCGACTGCGGCACCAGCCCGGGCCGCGGACCGCCGCCGGCACCCGCCCCACCCGGCCCGATCGCCCCGATCGCCGGCGCGGCCGACGCCGGCTTGAGCACGTCGGCCGCGTCCCGCGGCGGCTCCACCTGCATGATCTCGTACGCGTACTCCTGGCTGACCGGCAGCCCGATCTTCTGCGCCTGCTCGATCCGCCGGCCGTTGGCGATCACGTCGTCCGGGTCGATCCCCCCGAGCACCGCCGTCGGCCGCCCGCCGGCCGCGCCGTAGTTCGGCTGCACCAGGTCCGGGCCGAGCTGCTCGGTGACGGTGCTCGCCACCACCACCGACAGGTACCACTGGAACAGCTCGGCCACCGTCTTGTGGGTCTCGCTGTTCCCCTGCGGGGTCTTGCTCTCCACCTGGTCCAGGTACGCCCCCTGGAGGGAGAGGGCGATCTCCTTGCGGAGGTCCTCGATGGTGGCCTGGAACTGGTCCGGGGAGCTGGTGGCCAGGTTCATCACCTGCAGGTCGGCCCCGTCCGGCAGGACGATGTACCCCCGCGCCCGGGCGGTCGCCAGGACGGCCGCCACCTGGTCCCGGGTGGCCGTGTCCCCGGCCTGGTACTTGGCCGCCAGGTACGGGCCGCTGTAGTTCTCCAGCAGGATGGCCCGCAGCTTGACCGCGCTCTCGATCAGCATGGCCCCGCGGTAGCACGCCCGCAGGTCGCTCATCCCGAACGGGGACTCGAAGATCTTGAGGAACGTGAAGTGGATGAAGTCGCCGGGGTCGAGCGGCTGCCCGCCCTGGCCGGCCGCCATCGCCTGGACGGCGGTCACGGCCTTGTACTGGTCGAGCTTGAACCGGACGAACCGGGTGTCCTTCGACTTGCACGCCCGGACGGTCCAGAACCGGGGGTACCGGGGGTCGTCCGCCGGCACCACGTCGAACACCTTCTCGGTCAGGCTGAACCCGTCGACCAGCCCCGGCAGCATCAGGTTGAGCAGCAGCTGCGGCCACCCGCCGGGGCACCGCTTGACTGCGTCGTCGAACCACCGGGCGGCGGCCACCATCGTCGGGGACTTCTTGTCCTCCGGGATGATCTGCACGTCCAGGCTGGCGACGGCGAACACCTTCTTGAGCAGGGGCGCCTTGACCGCCGGCTCCTTGAGCATCCGGCGGTACGCCAGCCGCATCTCCCACGTCTCGCCGGTCAGGTTGTCGTCGGCGCTCGACAGCGGGCCGGCGTACGGCTGGATCGTCGCGTACGCCTTCACCTGCTCCTGCACCCAGGCCAGGTGGGCGTCGGGGGTGACGCCGGTCGGGTGGGCGGTCAGCAGCCGGCGGTTGAACCGGGTGATGCGGTCGAGCAGGCCCATCACGGCTCCCCGGTGAGTCGGCGGGCGTCGGCCCGCCCGTCCCGCCACCCGGCGAGGACGAGCTGCCAGACCGACCCGGCCAGGTACGGGCCGGCGTACACGGCCCCGATCGCCACCGTCCGGACGGCCACCGCCAGCACCCGCCCGAGGTCGGCGACCGCGGTCATCGGAACGCCCCCGCGGCGGCCAGCCGGTCCAGCTCGGTCGGCCCGCCGGCCCGCGGGTCGGGCAGGTCGCTGGCCGAGAAGTTGGCCCCGCCGCACAGCTTGTTGAACCCGCCGCTGGACGCGTCCGCCCGGTCCACCCGCCGGCCGCCGGGGAACTCGTCCAGCTCGACCAGGAACTCCTCGGTCCAGACGCCGTCGAGCACGTCCACGTTGCCGACCTCCCACTGGGCACTGAGCGGCCGGGCCCGGTCCTCCTTGCTCCCGTCCGACGACCCGACCGGGGCCGGCTCGACCGCGTACCCGGCCAGCATCCGCACCTGCGCGTCCACGCTCTCCGTCCCGAACCCGCCCGGCCGCTCGATGTACGTCCGCACCACCCGCAAGTCCCGCCGGTGCCGGTCGGCCGCCGCCGTCTGGAGCATGACCGCGTCCCGCTCGGCCGGCGTCCAGTTGCCGGCCACGCAGTCGGCCACCAGGAACCGACCGAGCGGGGTCCGCCCGACCAGCACCCCGGCCGTGTTGGCGCTCGCCGCCCCCTTGGTGGCGGCCGTGTCCCAGTACCGCACGGCCACCGTCCCGGCCGGCACCGCGTGCACCAGCCGGGCCTTCGCCCGGTCGAAGAACTTGCCCCCGGCCGCCCGCGGGTCCTGGTTGTGCTGGGCCTGGTACCCGGCCGACCCGAGCACCCCCACCCGCTCGGCGATCTGGGCCGGGCCGAACCGGGCCGGCCGGAGCAGCTCGCCCGGCTGCGCCCGGGGGTCGGACCAGAGCGGGGTGACGCACCGGTCGGCCGGGTCGAACTCCTCGGCCAGCCGCAGCTCGGTCCACCCGCCACGCCGCTTCAGGTGGCCGATCAGGTCGCCCGGGTGCAGCCGCTGGCCGACCACCACCTCGGGCGACCGCCGCTCGTCCGTCACCCGCCCGCTGAACGCGAGGTCGTGCCAGTCGACCACCGCCTGGCGGTCGGTCGCGCTGCCCACCTTCTTGGCGTCGTTGGCGTCGTCGACGAGCAGCACGTCCCCCTTCTTGCCGGTCACCTTGGCGGACACCGAGTAGCTGATCCGGTGCCCGCCGGCGGTGTTCCCGAACCACGTCTTCTCGTCCTGGTCGGCCCGCAGCCGCCACCCCGGGCGGAACCCGTCCTGGTACCACCGGGACCGGACCAGCTCCCGCATGGCCATCGCGTCCCGGGTGGCCAGCGGGCCGTCGTTGGCGGCGCACAGGAACCGGCACCCCGGCCGCCACGTCCACACCCAGGCCGGCCAGCACACGCTGGCCACGGTCGACTTGAGGGTGTTCGGCGGCTGGCAGATGAGGAGCCGGCGGGCGGCCGGGTGGCCGCGGGCGGCCGCCTCCAGGTGGCCGCAGATGGCGTCCAGGTACCACGCCCACTCGAGCGGCACCCCGGGGTTGAGCACCGGCCACGCCTGGCGGACGAACTCAGCCAGGTGCCGCCGGGCCAGCTCCGCCCGGACCGCCGCCCGGGTCGGCACCGGCCTGCCCTGCGGCGAGTAGACCGTCGAGGGTGCGGAGCTGGTCATCCGACAGGCCGGCCAGGGTGATCGGGATGTCCCCGCCGCCGGGGCCGCTCAGCTCGTGCTGGTCGGGGAACAGCCGCAGCCGCTTGCCGAGCAGCTCCAGCGCCCGGACGCGGGCGCTGTGCGACCCGCCCTCCCCGCGGTCGACCGCCTCCGCCTTCAGCCGGCCGAGCACCCAGTCGACGGTCAGCTCCTGCCGCTCGGCCGCCCGGTCGACGGCTGCCTGGACCTCAACGTTCCTCAACAGCCGTTCGGCGGCGGATTCGGCGGACCGGGCGGTGCGGACGCTGTACCCGGCCTGTCGGTACGCCTGGGAGGCGGGGAGGCCGGACAGGTACAGCTCGACGAACCGCTGCTGGCGGGGGTTGAGGGGCATCCCACCCCCGCGGATGTCACGCCGCCGCCGGCTTCGGCCGCGGCTTGGCCTTCGGCCGGTCCGGCGGGTCGGCGAACTGGGCCAGGATGACGGCCCGCAGCAGCGGCGCCGTCTGCACCAGCCCGGCGAGCTGGGCGAGCACCGGGCGGGCGTTCTCCAGGGCGTCGGCCTCGGCCCGGAGGGTGGCGATCCGGGCGTCCAGCTCGGGGACGGGGGCGGCGGGTGTCGTCGGGGCCATCGGGTCAAACTCCCAGGGGCGGAAGCGGGTGTCGTCGGTCAGGTCGTACAGCCCGCCGGGGTCGTCCGGGTCGGCGGGCGGCGGGGCCGGCGGGTCGTACGGGTCGCCGGCCGGGGTGGTCAGGGCGGCCAGGTACGGGACGGCGGGCCCGGCCGGGCCGCGGCGGGTGCGGTAGGTGCCGCCGTTCTTGAGCCGGGCGGCCTCCCGGTGGCAGGCGGTCAGGACGGTCCGGTGGGCCCACCCGCGGAACAGCCCGACCGGGTTCCCGCCGGCCGGCACCTGGGCCGGGTCGAACCGGGCGTGCAGCTCGACGACGGCCAGGGCGGCCTCCTGGGCCAGGTCGTCGTCCTCCTGGGACCCGGGGACGAACCGCCAGGCGGCGGCCACCCCGCGGGCGACGTCGGCGGCCCACGGCAGGAACCGGTCGGCGGGGGGCAGGGGAGCGGAAGGCACGTCGAATGGTACGCGGCACACGGGTCGGAGTCACTCCGGGCGGGCGGCGAACAGGCCGCCGGCGTCGGCGACGAACCGCTCCCTGCCGGCGGTCTTGCGGCGGGTATTGTGCCGCGGTTTGGGCCGGGGCGCAACCCCGGCCGGCGGGGGCAATGACACCGGGCGTGGCCGGGGCGGTGTGACCGGGGCCGCGAGGACGGCCGGGAACGAGCCGTCGGGCAGCCACGGGACGGCCGGCAGGGGGGCGGCGGCGGCCCTCGCGGCGGCCAGGTCGGCGGCGGCGAACACGGCGTCGGCGAACCGCCAGACGGCGTGCAGGGCGGTGGTGTACTCGGCGAGCTGGTCGGCCGGGAGCTGGCCGGCCCGGACCCGCTCGTCGAGCACGGCCCCCATCCGCTCGACCCAGGCGACGACGGCCGGGGTGAGCCGGTAGTGCGGGCGGTCGCCGAGCAGGATCACCGGGGCGGCGAACAGCGGGTGCGACGGCAGAGACACCAGGTCCAGCCGGCGCGACAGGAAGAGCCAGTCGGAGGAACTGGAAGAAGACTCTATAGCGATAGTACTTGTGACGACGGCTGACGATGCTGACGATGCTGACGATCCCGGCACTACCCTTTTCTCTTCTTTCCCCTGTACTCCTCTCTCTATTTCTCTTCTCGTAGAAGAGGGAGTAGATTCATCGTCAGCATCGTCAGCCATGTCCGAACCTGCTTAGTAGACTAACTTTGCGTCTCGTCAGTCCATCGTCAGCCCATCGTCAGCCCATCGTCAGCCGACCCCGTTCATCGTCAGCCGCAGGTAACTATTCAATGTTTTCGAGTATGTCACCTAATGTGGTGGCATTGGGTTGTTGTGTGGCAGAAATGTCTTGGGTGGTCGGCTGACGATGAACGGCCCCGGCTGACGATGGGGTTGGCTCGGCTGACGGTGGCGATGAGTTACTCGGCGTCGCCGTAAGTCGCTTGATGCGGATCACTCGCGCTCCACCTTTCCCGACCCGCTCGGAGTCGATGTCGAGGCAGTGGACGGTGCGGACGGGGGCCGCGATCCGGGCGAGCTGGTTGCTCAACAGGTTGGGCTGGGACGGCCACCGCTTCGGCAGGTCGCGGCCGTCCCGGGTGACGACCTCCGTCAGCTTCTGCAAGAGCTCCGTGGCGGTACCAGTCCAGATCGTTTCGTTGGCCATCAGGTCGGCCAGCGGTTTGGCGATCAGGCTCCCCTCGACGGCCGCCTGGTGGGCGTCGGCGATCGCCTGCTCGCTGTGCTGCCGCATCTTCTCTTCCCCGAGCACGGCGGCCGTCCACTTGGCGAAGTCGGCCATCCGCTCGTAACCGCTGTCCGGCAGCCGGGACTCGTTCCGAAGGCCGACCGCCAGCAGGTCGAAGATGGCCCCCAGCACCCGGGGCCGGACGGCCTCCCACCGGGCGGTGAGGCTCCGCTCGGTCACCCGCCGCTCGTCCGTGATCGGGGCCAGGTGGACGGGCAGCACCCGGGAGTTGAAGTCGGCCCGGTCGGTCGGCCGGGTGACGCCGGTCAGCAGCACCGGCCGGCGGGCCTCGAACACCGTCTCGTCGGTGGTGCTGTACAGGGTGCGGGTGGAGTGGCCGCCGCCGGTGACGATGACGCACAGGGCGTCCGCCAGCCACGGGTCGATGCCGCTCAGGTTGTCGTACGCCAGAAGCCAGCTGTGCCGGGCGGCGACGTGGACGTCCTCCGGCTTGAGGGGCACCTGGCGGACGTCCGGCACCTGAGGGTCCACGAGGCTGACCAGCGTCTTGGCGAACCCCGACTTGGCCGTCCCCTCGCCGCCGACCAGGGACAGCATCTTCGTCGGCCACCGCCGCTCGGCGCGGTAGGCGGCGGTCAGCCAGGCCACCACCATGTCGAACTCGTCGTCGTCCCGGACGTTCAGGAACGGCCGCAGGTCGGCCATGGAGCCGCCCCGCTCGGGCAGCGGCAGCGGCCGGGCCTTCCGGGTGGCCAGGAACACCACCGGCGGCCGGTCGCACGCCGCCCACCCGTCCGGCCCGACCCGGACGACGGTGTTCGCCGCGTCGGCCAGGTGCACGTACACCACCCCGTCTTGCTCGGCGGTGCGGATGAACGCCTCCCGGGTCGGGCCGGTCTCGGACGTGACGGCGTCCAGTTGGGCGATCGCGGCCTCGACGGCCCCCCGGGCGGGGACCGTCCCGCCGTTCTGCCGCTGGGCCAGGAGCCGCAGCCGGCTGGCGAACTCGCGGCTCAGGATGCGGACGGCCGTCCGCCCGTCCCCGGTGGCCAGGGTGTCCCCGTCCGGGGTGCGGAAGAACTGCCACCGCCCGCGGGCGGCGTTGAACAGCAGGGTGGCCGGGTCGAGGTCGTCGCCGGCCGACCCGCCCCCGGTGGGATCGCTCGGCCGATCGGCGTCGGGGCCGGCGGAAGGATCATCAATTCCGCGCCTGGCCCAGATCAGGTACCCGGGCGCCGGCCGGTCGCCGGGGTTGGCCTTGGCCTCGTCCAGCTTGCGGCGGAGGTCGTTGTCCTCCCACGGCGGCTCACACTTCGCGTTCCACTCGGCCAGGAACTCCCACGCCTCGTCGGGGGTCAGGTCGAACCCGTGGACGACGTTCCCGCAGGTCCGCAGCGTGTCGTTGTGGCCGCCCTGCCCGGACACCGCGCCGGGCACGGTCGCCAGGTACTTGCGGATGCGGGGGGCCAGCTTGGCGACCGGCGGTCGCTTCCGCTTCGGGCCGGCGGGTAGCGTGGCTGGCCGCGGGCTGGCCGGCGTGCCGTTGCGGTGTTCCCCGTTCCGGCCCGGGGGCGGGCTCTCCTTGTCGAGCCGGTCGACCAGGTCGCACAGCGTCTTCCAGGGGACCCGACTTTTGATCGGCTCCCAGGTCGCGGAGATGGTCATTGGCCGAACTCCCGGTGGGCGGCCTCGGCGGCGGCCAGGAACGCCGCGTCCATGACGCCGGACGCCAGGTAGCCGATGTTGCAAACGCAGTACGCCGGCTCCTCTCGACCCCGAGCGTCCGTGACGCCCGGCACCTCGTCGATGATCCTCGCCTGCTTCAACAGCCGGACGGCGTTGTAGTACGCCAACCAGATCGCCCGGCTGCCCCGCACGTCGTCGAACGTGACCGCGTCCTTGGCCAGCGTCTTGGCCAGCACGATGCGGGCGATCCCGAGCGTGAGTGCGTCCCTGAAGTTGATGCCGATGATGGGATCGTTGCCGGCCGATTCCGGCGCTGACCCGTTGCCGCCGTCGGCGGCGGGGGGATATGATTCGCTCACAGGTGCTCGTCTCCGCAAGGGGATCGGGATTCGCGGCCCGGGGGGAACGACCCCGGGCCGCGGCGTTTCTCCGCCGGCACTGTACGGGTGTCCGACCGCCGGTTTCAAACTGGTCAGTCCCGGATTGTCACAACCCGGTCCGGGGCTTCCGCTTCCGCCCGGCCAGTTGCGGCGGCACCACGGCAACGGCCGGCACCACGGCAACGGCCGGCTCCGGCTCCGGCTCCGGCTCCGGCATCACGAACCCGGCCGCCTCGCACGCCCGCCGCACGGCCAGCCCTCGCCCGGACGGCTCGCCCACCCCGGCCCGGCCGACGGCCACGCACCGCTGGTCGGCCCACAGCCGGCACACCCACGCCACGCCCAGGTCGGTCACCACCACCGCCAGCTCGGCCGTCCGGGCCCCCGGGCGGGCGGCGGCCCCCGCCCAGGCGGCCAGCTCCCGCGGGGCGTCGTCCGCTTCGCGTCCCATGCGTCGGCCCGGGGTCAGAGGGGGAAGGGGGTGACGGCGCCGTGCTACGGCAGCAAGCGGCCTACGCGATCGACTCCCTTACCTCTTCAACCGTGCGGCGGATTCGGGCGACCCGGTGAGGGCCGCCGTGCATCTGACCGTCCGCCACCGGCCCCAGAACCTCTTCGCGGATCATCGCCAAGAGGCGGTCAACCGCCGCCCTCAGCACGGCGCACTTCCGCATCAATTGCTCTTCGTACTCGGTCACTGGCTCCCGCCGCTTTCACCCGGTCCAGTGTGGCCGGCGGGAACCCGACTTCCGGCCGGACGACGTACTCCCAGTACGGCAGGTACAACGACCCGCCGCGGAGCCACTGCACCAACTGCGAGCAGGCAACGCAGGCCGTCCCGCCGAACGGTCGAACCCCGTACCACACCGGGTAGTCGGACCCGCCCCGCGTCTGCCACCGCCGCTGAACCACTTGCCCGCCGACGTGCCAGCCGAACCAGTACCCGCGGTTCTGCCACAACCGGACGTGCGGGGCAAATGCGGCGAGTATCTGTTGGGCGTGTTCAAGCCGAGTCACCGTCTCCCCCTTTCTGGTGCTGTTGCTCAGGGAGCAAGCGCGCTCAGACTCCCAGGTCGTAACCCATCAGCTCGGCCGCCTTCGCAATCCCGGCGACCCGGCCGTATCGCTTGTCGACGATCGCCGCCTTGAAGTCCCTCGCCATCCGCCGCTCTCGGTCCGTCTTCGCCATTTGACGGCCGCGAACGTCGGCGGGAGGAATCAGCCAGTAATAGCCGGCGTTCTCGTTCGCCAGGAACGTCCGCCCGTGGTAGAGGTGCCACATGCCGTTGATCCCACCGTACACCCGCCCCCTGACCCAGCGGTGCGAGTACCGCGAAAGGATCCAGGCCACGGAACCGTTCACCAGCGTCCCGCCATCCGCCGACTTCCGGCTCCAGCTCGACAGTTCCTTGTCGTCCGGCCACCCGTCCGGCCCGCGGCGGAACCGGTCGGCCCCCCACCCGCTGTTGAACCGCTCTAACGGGGTCGCGTCGCCCGGCAGATCGGGCTTGTGAGTCAGTCCGGCTGACCGCAGGAAGTCGTACACCAGGCCGCGGAAGTGGAGCCACCGGAGCCGGATCAGGTACGGCATCTTCTGGAACCGGCCGAAGTCGTATCGCCCCCCGGCCTTGTTCTCGAACACGACGTTCTGGTAGCCCTGCAACTCCATCCCGACCGGGAAGAACCGGGCGCCCACCTCCAACAGTCCGGCCCCGGTCGGTCGGCTGATCCGCCGGTGTTCCGGACCGAGGGTCGGGTACTCCTTCTCGATTCGCGGGTCAGGGCCGACCTGATAGCCCCGACCCGCGACGGCCGCCATCAGGTCGTTGAACACCCCTTCGGAACCCGGGCACCGCACGCAAATCGTGGTGTCCGGGCACCAGAAGCAACGGTCGAAGGACATCGGTTCCTCTCTGGTTTGAAGCGCGCTTACTCGGGAAGCACGCGTCATTCGGTTTCGATCTCGCTGCCGTAGACCCGAGTGATTTCGCCGCCGCCGTCGAACTGCACCCGGGCTTGCTGCCACTGTCCCACCAGCGGGACGCCGTAGCTCTCAGTCAGGTCGATCCGGCTGACGACGAGCCGCGCGTGCTCGTCGCCGACCCGGTACAGCACCACGTCCCCCGGTCGCAATTGCTCGACCAACTTCGTCATGTTCTGCTCCTTGGTTGGCGCGCGTGCCCGACAGGCACGCGGCCGTCAGTCAACCGGCCACAGCCGGTGTCGCCGTGCCAACTTCGCCATCGATGAGCCGTGCCGCCCGCAAGTACGCTTCCCGCTGCCCCTGGTGCCAGGCGGCCAGGTGCAGGTGGTGCTTCGCCTGCCACTCCTGGGCTGCGGTCCCGTGCTCGTCGGCCAGCCGCCGCAGCCGTTCGAGCAGCTCATTCGCGTTCATTCGCCCCTCAACTCCCGGACGATGTCCGGCCACATAGCCGGGCGCCAGCACCGCCAGTATGGCCCGAGCGCCGCCGCCCACGCCTGCTGCTCCGGCCGCAGCCGACCGCGGTCGGCCTTCAGCTCCACGAACAGGATGCGGGTCACGCCCGACCTGGTGCCGGCCAGCACCAGGTCGGGGAAGCCGGCGCCCCCCTGGACCGGGGTCCGCCACCCCTTCGCGGTGCGGGCCGGGCGGAACGCCACCACCCGCCACTGAAACAGGCGGGCCAGGCCGATCACCTGGGACTGGAACTCGGCCTCGGTCATCCGCCGATCGCCTCCGCCCGCCCCCGGGGCGTCAGCTTCCACGTGCCACGGGCCATGTCCTTCTCGAACCACGGGTGGCTCAGGGTGTAGGTGATCGACCCGGCCGGGACGTCGCACTCCTCGCATATGGCCGCCGGGGCGAGCGCCCCGCGGGTGCCGAGCAGCCTCGCCACCGCCACCCGCCGGGCCTGCCCGACCGACCCGCCCTCGGCCGCCTCACCGTTCGACGCCGTGGGCCGAGCGGCCGGGGCGGCCTTCTTGGCCGGCGGCTTCCGGGTGGCCACCCCGAGCCGGTCGGCGACCAGCTTGCGGGCGGCCACCAGGGCGGCCAGCTCGCCCCGCTTGGCGGCGATGCGGGCGTTCAGGTCGGCCAGGTCGGCGGCGGTCAGCCGGTCGAGTAGGCCGAGCAGGGAGTCCGCCCCGCCGTCCGGCGGGGCGGACGGGGCGTCGGGGGCGGTCACGGTCGGCTCCTCCACGGGTGCGGGAACGGGTCTCGTTTTGGCCATGTCTCCACCACGAACGGGGTCAGTGATCGGGTCGGCGGCGGTCAGCCCACCCGGGGATGCCGCGGGTCAGGGACTGGGACACCCGCGACTTACTCCGCCCGACCGCCCGGGCGATCTCGGCCAGGGTCATGCCCTCGACGGCCCGCAGGTACAGGTACACCCGGGCCTGCCACGGCCACCGGCGGCGGACGGCCCGGGTCTCGCACCACAGCCGCAGCGGCGGCGGCCGGTCCGGGTCCTCCGCCGGGTCCTCCGCCGGGGCCGCCAGCCACTCCGCCGCCCCCAGGACGCCCGGGTCCACCTGGCTGAACGCCACCCCGACCCGGTCCCGCCCGGCGTACCGGGTGCGGTGCCCGTGGGTGCGGAGGTAGTCCACGATCCCGGCGACGGCCGACCGGCCCGTCTTCGCCCGGCGGGTGGCCACCCCCTGCCAGGCGGCCCCGAGCAGCTCGCGGAAGTCGAACCGGCCGCCGTACCGGCCGACCCACCACTTGGCCGCCTTCCGGGCGATCGCCACCGCGTCGCCCTCAGTCGTCGGCATCGTCGCCCCCCGCGTCGCCGCCGCCCACCAGGGCCGCCGCGGCGACCGCCACCCCGGCCCAGTCGGCCGCGTCGGCCGGGTGCCAGAGGTACTCGCCCCGCTCCGCCCGCCGTTCCAGGGCGGCCAGCTTGCCCGGCGACCCGGGCGGGAACGGGCACGGCTCGGGCGGCGGCACGAGGCCGTCCTGGGGGATGGGGGACTGCTGGTGCGACAGCCGGTCGTACGCCCGCCGGGCGCCCTTGTCCCGGTAGCAGGGTCGGCAGAGACCCCGGCGGTCGATGCCCTTGGCCCGGCCACAGCGGCGGCAGATCATGACCCCTCCCGCGGGGCGAGCCCCACGTACAGCGCCCCGGCCCAGGCCGCGTAGACCACCGTCACGTGCCGCAGGCCGGTCCCCGGGATGACGGCCCCGACCTTGCCGTGCTCGCCCTTCGTAGCCCCGTCGGGGTAGGCCGCGAGGGTGTACCGGCCGGCGAACCGGGCCAGCACCGTCCCCGCCGGGATGCGGCCGGCCCGCTCCCACTCCAGGTACAGCGGCTCGGCCTCCTGGCCGGGCGGCAGGGCCACGTACCGCGGCACCGGGTCGCCCTTCGGCCGCCGGCGGGGCGGGGGCTGGTCGAACTCGTCGGCCACGGCCGCGATCGCGGCCTTCTTCGTCCGGCTCACGACGGCACCTCGAGGAGGGACGCCCGGCGGTGCGGGCGGTCGGGGGTGCCCGGCCCCTTGCGGGCCTTGGTCCCGGGCAGCTTGACGATCCGCCCCGGGTTGAACACGCTCGTGTCGATCGCCGCGTGGGCGGTGTCGAACTTGGCCGCCAGGTGCCGCAGCAGCCGCCGGACCGGGTCGTCGGCCGGCACCGGCACCGCGGCCACCGGCACGTCCTCCGCCAGGCGGTACAGCAGGTGGTACCCGTTCCCCGAGTCGGCCACGACCGGGGCCGGCCACCCGTCGGCCGCCAGGAACCCGCGGGCCCGGCCGAGCACCTCCCAGGCTGCCGCCTTCTCCCCCTCCGTCGCCGAGTCGTTCCGGTGGGCGGGCGGGCGGACCGGGTCGACGTCCACCAGCACCCACCGGCGGGCGGTCACGTCGGCGTCGGCCGCCAGGTCGCCGGAGCCGGCCCGGCGGACCCGGGGGAGCTGCGGCACCAGCCGGCCGGGGCGGAGCGGGTTGAGGGTCAGGTACACCCCCTTCGCCGTCAGCCCGAGGGCGGCGGTGACCAGGGCGTCCGGCTCGGCCCCGCGGAACGTCCCGGCCCACGTCGCCGGCGGGCCGCCGGCCGGGTCGGCCACGCCCAGCGCCCGCAGCTCGACCACCTGGTCCGGGTCGACCAGCACGCGGAGCCAGTCGGCCATGCGGGCCTTGAGGGCGGCCAGCTTGTCGTCCGGGGTGGCGGTCACGCGTCGGCCCCCACCCGTCTGGCCGGGCCGGCGAGCCGCAGGGTGTGGCCGGCGGCCCGGACCACGTCCCCGACCCGGCGGTAGGCTCCGGCCACCAGCTCGGCCCGGTCCGCCTCCGGGACCGCGGCGGCCACGCCGACGACCAGCGTCAGCCGCCCGCCCGGCCGGCCGACGACGGCGATGCCGACGCGGTGCTCGGCCGCCCACTCGGCCAGGGCGGTCAGGGCGGCCTCGACGGCCGGGTTCGGCGGGGTCATCGGCCGCCCTCCGCCCGCAGCGCCGGGTGCGTGGGCGGGAGCAGCTCCTCCCGCCAGACCTCCACGTCCTTCGGGCAGGTGATGCCGAGCCGCACCCTGCCGGCCCGGTCGACCCACAGCACCTGGACCACGATGTGGTCCCCGATCACCACCCGCTCCAGCTCTTTCCGACTCAGGATTAACACGGGTCCGTCCTCCGGTTCGGGTCACATCAGCCACCACATCACCGCCGCCGCCACGGCGGCCACCGCCCCGCACGCCGCCGCCTCCAGCCACACCGGCCCCGGCTCCCACCGGCCGCCGTCGTCGCCCCAGTCCAGCTCAGGCGGCCCCATGACGCCCTCCCGCCGCGAGCAGCGGGACCACGTCGTCCGGCTCGGCCAGGCACGGCCCGTCGGCGTCGGCGACCGCGTCCGGGGCGGCGTTGAACCACCACACCCGGTCGACGGTGACGGTCCCCTTGGCCCACGGCCAGGTGCCGCCCAGCACCGGGTCCAGGAACAGCGGCTCCCGGCCGGCCGCGTCGAGCACCGCCGCCCGGACGGCCGCCACGTCCTCGTCCACCCCGTCCGGGTCGGCCAGGGCGGCCGCCAGGTCTTCCAGGGCGGTCGCCGGCGGGGCGACGAGGAACCGCTCCTCCTCCCGGCCCGGCCACCACCGGACCGTCACCTTCACCACCTGCACGGCCGCCACGGGTCTGACGCTCACGGGTCGCTCCTCTGGGGAAGGGACACGCCCAGCGCGGCGCACAGCCGCCGGACGTGGCCACGAGTTGGCAAGCTGGGCATCTCGACGCACCCGACCACCGTCCCGCCCTCGTCGTACTCCTCGACCATGGCGTCGCCGGCGTGGTCGAGGAGCAGATGGCGACCGGCGCCGATGCCGTTCTCGATCTCGTCGTCCGTTCGGCCGTAGTACAGCCCGATGGCGAGCGGCGCGTCGGGCTTGTCCACGTCTCCGTCGGGCAGGAACCCGACCGACCGCAGCCACTCGGGGGTGGCCGGCTCGTCGTCGTCCGACGGGTGCTCGGCCAGGTAGGCGTTGGCCACCGCGGCGGTGTCCTCGATCGACAGCCGGAGGCCCGGCGGCATCTTCCCGAGCAGCTCGAGCAGCTCGGCCCGCCCGGCGATGTATCGGGCCAGCCGCTCGGCCGCCGCCCGTACGCTCTCGCTCATAGCCCCAGCTCCTTCTCCGCCCGGCGGACGGCCTCCCCGCACGCCTCCACCGCGGCCGCCCGGGCGAGCAGCCGCTCGTCGAGGTCCGGCACCGCGTTCACCGCCAGCACCTGCCGGCAGGCGGCCACCAGCGCCGCGGCGACGGCCAGCGTCGGCTCGTGGCCGGCTGGGCAGGGGGTCTGTTCCTGCGTCATGTCACGTACCTCCCCAGGCGACGCCTCGGACAATCGCGGAGACCTGCTGCTGGCAGATGCCGAACCGGTCGGCCAGTTGCCGTTGGCTGGTCGAGCCGCCTGTGTAGAGCGAGCGGATGTCGTCCACCTGCTCCGGGGTCAGCTTCGCCTGGGTGTTCCGCTCGCCCCGACGGTCGGCGTTCCGCCCCTTCCGCTTTCGGTCGGCGTTGTTCTCGCCCTTCGTGCCCAGGAACAGGTGTTCCGGGTTGATGCACCGAGGCGTGTCACAGCGGTGGAGCACGCACAGGCCGGGCGGGATCGGCCCGACCCGGAGCAGGTACGCGAGGCGGTGTGCCGTGGCCGCCCGGCCGCGGACGCTGACGACCCCGTACCCGCGTGACGACCGGCCGCCGAGGTACAGCCAGCAGCCGTCCGGTGTCCGCTCGACCCGGCCGAAGATCCGCTCCGGGTTACACCGCGCCATGGGTGCCCTCCCGGAGCCGCTCGGCCAGGAACGTCTTGCGGCGGTGCAGGGCGACCCGGTCCTTCATCCGCAGGAACGCGCCCATCGGGCCGACCAGGACGCACAGCTTGGCCGCCCGGCTGACGGCCGTGTAAAGCCACTCCCTCGACGCGATCAGCCCGCCGGCGTCGTCCGCCACGACGATCACGCACGGCGCCTGGCTGCCCTGCATCCGGTGCCCGGTGACGGCGTACGCCAGGTCGAAGTCGCACCCCCGGCCGCCGCCGTCCTCCTCCTCCTCACCCTCCCGCGGCCGGCCCATCGGGATCTTGACCAGCGCCTCCCCCTCGCTGAACCGGGCGACGGTCAGCCGCTCGGCCACCGCCACCACCCGGCCGATCTCCCCGTTCGCCACGTACACCTCCTCCGCCCGGCCGAGATCGTCCCGGACGGCCTCGTACACCCGGGCGTCCTCGGCCGTCTCGTCGGCCATGTTGACGCGACCGCCGCCGAACGGCTCGACCCGGGCGAGCTGCGAGTTCTTGGTGCAGATCACCTTGTCCCCGACCCGGAACGGGTTGTCCTTGGCACTGCGGCCGTCCGGGTTGAGCTGCGGCCGCAGCCGGGCGTTGAGGGCGGCCCGCAGCCGGTTCTTGGCCACCACCACCTGGCACTGCCAGGCCGGGTCGAACCGGGTCATCCGGCCGAGCAGGTCGCACACCCGGTCGGCCGCGGCCGCCTCGTCCTTCGCCTCCACATGCCGCAGGTTCCGCGGCGGGACGGCGTCCAGGTCGACCCGGTCGGCCACATCGAACGACTCGCCGTTGCGGATCCGGACGCAGGCGTGGACGATCTGGCCGGCGTTCCGCCGGACCTCGGACAGTTCCCCCGACGGCACCCCGCCGGCGATCAGGTCGCGGAGCGGCGCCCCGTGCCCGACCGGAGGCAACTGGCCGGGATCGCCGATCCCCAGGAAGTGGGTGCCGGTCCCGCAGGCGTCGAGCAGGTCGGCCATCAAATCGCAGTCCGTCATTGACAGCTCGTCCACGATCAGGAACTTGACGGCGAGCGGGTTGGCGGCGTTGTGCAGGAACCCCCACCCGGAGCCGTCGTGCCCGTTGCGGCCGATGGCCAGCGTGCGGTGGATCGTCGTGGCCCGGACGTCCAGGCCGGCCGCCCGGATCGCCTGGGTCATCCGCACGGCCGCCTTGCCGGTCGGGGCGCACACCGCCACCGCCGAGTGCCCGTACCGGGCGACCACCTCGCGGAGCAGGTAGCCGCACAGGTGGCTCTTCCCCGTCCCGGGGCCGCCGAGCAGCAGGCCGACCGGCGAGGCGGTGGCCCGCAGCAGCCGCTCGACCTGGTGGGCGCTCGGCAGCCCGTCCCCGTCGGCGGCGCTCACCGGGACGGCGCGCGTCGGCCACTCGCACGGGGCGGCGGACAGCCGGGCGACCGCAGCCGCCACCCGCTCCTCCGCCGTGGCCTGGTCGTACACGGCCAGCCACGGCTTGCCGGCCGCGTCCCGGCGGACCTTCAGCCGCCGGGCCCGGACGCCCAGCTTGAACGCCCGCCTCGGGTCGCACCCGGGGATCGCGGCCTTGAGCCGGCCGGCCAGCTCCTCGGCCGCCACCCAGGTGTGACCGGTCGGGTCGGTCCGCAGCTCGTTCCAGGCGTACACCGCCTGCCGCTTGAGGGCGGCCGGCGGCAGGCCCAAGTCCGTCCACAGCTTGTCGCACCGCTTGAACCCGGCGCTCGGCAGGCCGAGCAGGGCGAACGGGTTCCGGCGGACCAGCCCGGGTGCCCTGGCCCCCCACTTGTCGATGCAGGCGTCGATCAGCTTGCCCTGGAACCCGCGGCGGTCGAACAGGTCGAACAGGTCGATCCGGGTCCGCTCGGTGGCCGCCGCCCGCTCCAGCTCGACCGCGAACGCCCACGCGTGGTCGGGGTTGATGCCGATCGCTCCGGCCACCTCCGCGGGGCAGGTCCGGAGCTTCTCGACCGCGCTGCCGCCGTACTCCTGCCACAGCTTGCCGGCCGTCGTCGGGCCGATCCCCTCGACCGTCTCGCACAGGTACTTGACCACCCCGGCCCGGCCGTGGTGCCCGTGCACGCAGTAGGTGCCGAACCGGAACCGCGGCCCGCGGCGCTGGTCGTCCTCCCACCGGCCGAGGAACCGGTACACGGTGGCCGTGTCGAACCGGTCCGGGTCGGCGTTCCCGACCGCGGTCAGCCCGTCGGTCAGGGCGAGGATGACGAACGGCTGGGCGGGGTCGCCGAACACGACCCGGTCCACCTTCGCCACGTGCTCCCGCTTGGTCCGGTCCTTCGGGTACGCGACGGCGGCCATCGGTGCGGCTCCCGGGTGTCTCAAAGGTGCCGGCCTTTCCACCACCCGCCCTGTTGACGCAGGGTGGCCGGCGTCGGGTTGGTAAACCGCGTCCCGGGTGCTCACCCGGTCCGGGCCGCTCGGGGTATGAGCCGTCGCGGCGAAGGTGGCCGGGTCCGGAGGCCGGACCGCGGTCTGGTGGCTCAGGGATGGTTCGGCCGGCCGGCCCCGGGCGCGGTCAGGGTGCCCGGGGCGCGGGTATCTCACCGGNNCCGGTGAGATACCCGCGCCCCGCGGGCGGCGGCCGGCCGTGGTCTCACAGGTCGGCGTACTCGTCGGCCGGGGCCGGGGCGGTCACGGCGGCGACGGCCGCGGCCGCGTCCCCCCGCGGGACGGCCTTCGCCCGCTCGTCGTCCAGGGCCAGGACGCCCTCGAACGCCAGCCGGGCGTCCGTCACCTTCTTGAGCTTGCCGCCCTTGTCCGTGTACTCCCGCTCCTCGTGCTTCACCTCGATCACGCAGGCGGCCCCGTACACGTCCAGGAAGTCGGTCTTGCCCTCGACCGCCACGTACTTGGCGGTGCCGTCGGGCAGGGGGACCTTCTTCAGCAGGCCGAGCCGGTGGGCGAAGATCCGCATCCGGTTCCGGGCCCGGTTGTCCGACTCGGCCGACTTGCCGGACGGCGACCACAGGGTGTCCTTCACCTCGAACCCCTTGCCCGGCCCGGCCAGGATCTTGAACGTCAGCTCCCGGCCGTGGCTGCCGCTGTTCGCCTGCACCTCCCGGAACCCGACCAGGGCGGCGTGGTGCAGCCCCTCCGGCGGGACCGGCCCGGCTCTCATGGCCGACTCGACCTCCGCGGCCGACGGCGCCTTGTCCAGCTCCAGCTCGTCTAACAGGGGCATCGCTGATACCTCGCAAACAGGGTGTGGAACTCGCCCATCTGGGTCGCCCAGGTGGGCGGGTAGCCGAGCGCGGCCAGCCCGGCCCGCCAGGCCACGGCCGCGCCGACCCTCGTCACCCACGGCCGCAGGGCCGGGGGCCAGCCGTCTAGTACGGCGGCGCCTGGTGGGGGTAGGAAAAAGGGTCGTGGGCCACGCCCAGGTCGCGGACGAAGGCGGCCGCCTGGGCGTGGGTCAGTTGCCTGGCGCTGGTGACGCCCAGCTTCTTGAGGGCGTCCGCCCACCACTGCTTGCGGTCGGCATCCGCTCCCCGGCCGGCGTCGGCCAGGTCCTTCAGTCGCTTGATCTCGGCCAACTGGTCGGCGTCCACCATCACCTCGCCGGCGACGGCTGGGGCCGGGGCCGCGGCGGCGGGGAGGGCGGCCGGGGCCGGCGGCGGGGGCGGGCCGACGGCCACCTCGACCGTGACGGCGTCGTCCGCCTCCTCGCTCCCCTGGAGGCCCATCAGCACGTCGGCGAACTCCGACTTCCACGCCCGCCACCGGGCCCGCCACATCAGCATGTTGTCCGGGTCGTCCACCCACTGGCCGGCCCGGGCCTTGTGCTGCTTCTGGTAGCTGGTCAGCTTCTTGGCCATCGCCAGCGGGTACTCGAACGCCCGCTCCGGCTGGCCGGCCCGCTTGATCACCACCACCGCCTTGCGGGCGTCCCCGTCCCCGTCGTGCCGCTCCTTCTGGTAGTCGAGCTGGCCGGACGCCAGGACGAGCGCCTTGCCGGCGTCCCCGAAGATCGAGCACCGGCCGTTCACCGGCGGGGTGACGCAGGCCACCGCCTGCATGACCGACAGCCCGACCTCCAGCCCGGCCAGGATGATCGGCACCAGCTTCTCCGGCCGGTCCACGTTCGGCGGCGTCACCCCGCCGACGTACAGGGTCCGGGCCAGGGCGATCAGATCGTCCACGGTGCGGAACTGGATGACCGTCTGCACCCGGGCCGGCTTCGGCGGCGGGTCGGGCTTGGTCACGGCGGACGGGGTGGCGGACACGGTCGGCTCTCCGGTTACAGGGCGTCGTCGGGGTGGAACAGTTGCACGCCGGCGGCTGCCCGGGCCGTCAGCACGGCGACCTTCTCAGGCGTTCCGGGGCGGGCGGCGGTCGGCTCGGGCAGGGTCCGGCCGCCAGTGTGGTTGCCGACCCCGCGGCGGGCGTACTTGCTGGCGCTCGGGTACTGGTCCCTCACGCCCGGCGTGTAATAACAGCCCCAGCACAGCCCCCGCGGCCGGTTCACCTCCTGCCGGCCGCAGTGGGCACAGTGGGCGGGGGTCACGACCCGCCCCCGGCCGGTTGCTCCTTGAACGGGGTGACGGCCACCCCGTTCAGCCGGAGCTGCACCCGGTGCAGGTCGAGCCGCAGCCGGCCGACCTCCTCCGGGGTGAGGGTGGCGGCCAGGCCGAGCAGGGCGTCGGCCGCGTCGGCGTAGTGGTTCGTCCGCTCGCCCCCGCCGGGGGTGAACAGGGTGACGGACACCATGTGCCGGGGTCTGGTCGGGTCAGGCACGGGTCGCTCCGTGGGGGGCCAGGCCGGCGGCGGCCAGGGCGGCGGCCGCCCGCCGCTTCCGCTCGCCGGCGGTCTCGGTCGGGGCGGCGGGGGCCGGGCGGAGGGAGGCGGGCACGGCCGTGCGGGGGATCCGCCACTGGCCGAGCACCTTCACCGCCCCGGGGATGCGGGCGGCGGCGCAGGCCAGCCGCACCGTCTCCTCGCGTACGTTGGTCAGGCCGGCGTACTCTGCCACCGTCAGCGGCGGGCCGTCCGGGTCGAAGGCGGTCACGGCCGCTCCCTCCGGATGCTGCGGCCGGCCGGCCGGCCGGCCGCCGGCAGCTCGTCGCGGGGCTCCGCCGCCGGGGCGGGGCGGAGCAGGACCAGGCCGTCGCACGCCGGGCAGACGCCGGCCGCCCAGTGGGTCCGCTTGCACCGCGGGCAGTCGATCACCACCCGGGAGTCTCTGGCGTCGTCGGGCACGGGTGGCCTCCGGCGCGTGCCGGCCCCGCGGCGCGGGTCGCAACCCGGCCGTGCGGTCGGCGAGTGTGGTCAGCGGTCAATTGCGGCGGAGGGGATCGAACCCTCACTACCCGGGCCATGAACCCAGGCCGGACACCAGTCCCGCCGCGGTCACACCGTCACCCAGCCCGCCGGCACGGTGTCAGCCGGCTCCGCCCCGGGTTCCGACGACCTTTGACCGGCCGGGGCGGCTGGTCTCGTTGGCCTCGCGGAACCAACTGTATCAGCGGGTCCGCGGCCGTGGGTGTCCCCAAGGTGTCCTCAGGTGTCCCCGCGCGGGGACACCACGGATCGCGACGCAACTCGAACCAGTACAGGGCGTTGCCGCGTTTCATCCTCATCAGGTGTCCTCAGGTGTCCCCGTCGCGGGGACACCTACGGCCCAGGCGGGCCGAACTTCGACGGGTCGTCCGTGATCTCGTCGCCGTGCTGGTAGAGCAGCTTCCACGACTCCAACAGATCTCGGACCGCGGCCCCGAAAGACCCCTTCGTCGTCTCCCGCCCGAGCGCCTTAGCCACCGCCTTGCGGGGCAGGGCGGTCGGGCTATCCCTTACCACCCGCATGATCTCCTGCTGCGTGAAGGACAGCCCGGACGCTATGCTGACCGGCTCGGGCAGGTCGAGCGACGCCCGCCGGCCGTCCCGGAACACCACCACCACCCGGGCCACCGGGTGGCCGAACCGGACCGCGCCGGTCCGTTCGATCCCGCTCAGGTCGAGCGGCCCGGCCAGCGATGGCGGCGTGTCGGTGGCCGGCGCCGCGGTCGCTCTCGGCTGTGGCCCGGCCATCCGCCCGCCCTCGTCTTGATCTGGCCAAACTCAGCTCGGTCGGGCCGAGCAGCCCCTGCCGCCAGCGGTGCCACCCGCCCCGGCCCTTGCGATCATCCATCGCGGCCTCCGGTTGCGCAACCGCCGTCGGGCGGCGGCTGGGGGACGGGCGGCCGCACGCAGGCCGGGCACCCGCACCGCCGCCGGCCCTCGCACGCCCCGCACCGGCAGTCGAGCCGGCCGCGGTCGGCGTCGTGGTGGCAGGCCGGGCAGGACCGCTCGGCCGTCACCGTGCCGCACCAGGAGCAGGTGTGCCGGATCACCACGGCTCGCCCTCCGGCGGGTGGGCGTCGGTCGGCCCGGGCAGTTCCTGCGGCGGCAGCTCGGCCGCGAGCAGCTCGGCCCAGACCTCGTAATCTAGGTCCAGCGGCGGTCGGGCGGACTCCTCGAAGCACCGGGCGTCCGCCTCACTCTCGCGGAGGATGGCCCAGTCGGAGTCGGTGAGCCGGGTCATCTTGAGCACCTCGTGAGCAGGGCTTGCAGGGTGAGCTCGGCCAGCCACAGGACGGCGAACAGGGACGCCAGCATCGGCCGGCCCTCACAGGTGTCCGAGGGACTCGAGCTTGCGGACCGCCGCCAGGGCATCACAGCCCGCTGTCACACCGGTACTTCTTCCCGGCAAGCACATCACCGACCGTCGCCCGGCCGATCCCCATCTCGTCGGCGATCTGCCTGTGAGTGAAGCCGGCGCCACGGAGCACAAGGATTCGTCTCACCTGGGCACGGCCCAGCTTGGCACACGGCGAACGAGCCCCCGCCGCGTGCGTGCCGTGCCGAATGCGGTCAGCGGCGTTCTCCCTCACCGTCCCCCAGCGGAGGTTGGCGAACCGGTTGTTCGCCGTGTCCCCATCGCGGTGGAGGCACTGACAGCCGTCCGGGCACGCCCCGGCGAACGCCTCCAGGACGAGCCGGTGGACGTACCGGCAGACCACCTTCCCCCGCCCGCCGCCAGCACGGAGGCTGACGACGCAATACCGCGACCCGTACGGCCTCCGGTACACCCGAACCTGCCGCCATCCCGGCGGCAACGACAGGCCCTTGCGGTGCCGAGACCAGACCGTCCCGTCATCACCGACCGCGTACCCATCGAGCCCGGTGATGGGCTGAAACCTGACCCCGGGCGAACTCGGCAGATCGGCTGCCATTTCACAGAACCCCCATCGATTCCAGCTTGCGGGCGGCGGCCAGGTGGCGGCACTCTTTGTGGCCGTACTTCATCGCCTTGCACGTGCAGGTCCGCTCCCAGGTGTCGGCCAGGTACTCCTCGTCGCTCCCCGCCTTCCGCACCCCGACCACGTCCGCCGCCCGCCGGGCGAACACGTACTCGTCCGCCGCCCGGCCGACCGTCAGCACCGCCCGGACCAGGCCGGGGATCGGGCTGGCCAGGACGCGGAGGGTGCGGGCCGGCTTGGTTCGCGTGGCGGTCATCGGTGTGCTCCGGTAAAGCCCCCGGGCGGACCCAGGGACGGGGTGTGGGGGTCAGCCTCAGGCGATCCGGGTCCAGCGGTGCCTCTGGCGGGCGACCCGGCACCCGGCCGGCACCCACTCGGCCCGGTCCTGCCGGCTCACCCGCACGTTCGCCCGGCCGGCGGCGGCCAGCTCGGCGGCCTTGGCGACCGCGGCGGCCTCCTCGGCCGGGCCGAACCGGAACAGGTTCACCCCGTACTCGCCCTCCCACCGGCCGGACGGGTGGTCGCAGGCCACCGTGAACGCCCACACCCGCCAGTCGCTCGCGGCCGGGCCGGTCAGGGTGCGGTGCCTGGCAGTCATCTTTCGGCTCCGGTGTGCGGCGGTGATCGACTACAGGGGTATATTACCATCAATGGTCATTGCGTCAAGTGGCAACATTGCGAATTTTGGCAACTGGTGATAAAGTGTGGTCATGGACGCGATTCAGATAACGGCCGCCACGGTTCGCAACATCGAGCGGCTGATGGCCGTGAAGGGCTGGACGAAGGCGAAGTTGTCCAAGGCGACCGGCATCGAGCCGCCGCACATCTCCCGCCTGATGGGGGCCGAGCGGGCGACCAGCCTGGACACGGTCGCCCGGGTGGCCACCGCGCTCGGGGTCCGGCCGGACCAACTGCTCGGGCCGCCGCTCGTCCCGTACTACTCCAGCCCGGCTCAGTGCGGGAAACCGGCCGAGTGGACGGAGGGCGCCCCGCCCCCCTCCGACTGGCTGAACCTGTCCACATTTTTCGGGCCGCCTGACGAGCTGTTCTTGGTGGTTGCCAAGGGCGACTCGATGACCGGGGCCGGCATCGCCGAGGGCGATTACCTGGTCATCCGCCGGCGGTCAGCGGGGGAGATCGGTCAGCGGGTGCTAGCCCTTGTCGGCGGGGCCGCCACCCTGAAAGAGCTGGCCAAGGACGGCCGGAAGCTGATCCTCCGCTCGTGCAGCGGGGACCGCCGCGACAAACACCCGGACATCCCTATCGGGCCGGACACCGTGGTACTCGGCCACCTAGCCGGCGTCATTCGCAAGGAGAAGGTGTGAGCGTGGTGCGGACCGAGGAAGCGGCCCTACTCCGCGCGGTGCTGGGGCGGCCGGACGACGACGTGCCGCGGCTGGTGCTGGCCGACTGGCTGGACGAGCACGGCCAGCCCGAGCGGGCGGAGTTCGTGCGGGTGCAGTGCGAGGCGAACCGCAACCCGGCCGGTTGTTTCCACGACATCACCAGTCCGCCCGACTGCCGGACGTGTGCCCTGCACCTGCGGGCCAAGGCGCTGTCCCTGGAGTGGGTCGACGGGGGGATCAACTGGGAGCGTTGGAGCGGCCTGCCGGACGTCGGCTGGGCGTGCCTCAACATCGCCGGTGGCTTGGCCCTCGCCGGGGGCCGAACCGCCGAGTGGAACCACTTCCGCTACCGCTGCGGGTTCGTGGAATCGATCGGCCTGTCGCTCGCTCAGTTCCTCGCCCACGCTGCTGACCTGTTCGGCCGGCAGCCGATCACCGCCGTCCGGCCGATCGACGTGCGGCCGTTCCACGCCGGGTCCGGCCGGTGGGGCTGGAGCATCGACGAAGCGGACGGCGGGTACGACGTGCCCTGGGTGCTGCCGCCGGAGCTGTTCGGCTACCTTCCCCCGCCCGACCCGCCGTTCGCCTCGTACTCCCCGCTGCGGCGCTGGTACACCTCCGAGGATCGGGCCTGGGAGGCGGTGTCGGTGGCCTGTGTCGGGTACGGGCGGGCGCTCAACGACCTGCCGCCGCTCGACCGGTGGGCGGAACACGCTCAGCAGTGATACAGGGTGGACTACTTCCTGCCGCCGCCCGCCGAACTCGCCCACCTCACCCCAGCTCCCGGGCCACCTTGGCCGCCGCACGAGCCGGACGGCCGCGAACGATGAGGTGCACGGACGACTTGGTCAGACCGAAGCGGGGAGCGATCTCGGGGTAAGAATAGCCGGCCTGGTGTAGCCGTCTGATCTCACCGTCCCGGATGGCTCTCCCGGCACGTCGCTCGGCCGCCGCCAGAGCCTCGCGTTCCTTTCGGGTGGGCCGGCCGGCCCGGTTCGCCGCCCCGATCGCCACCTTGACGGCCGCCCGATCGGCCGGGGCCACGTGCTCCCACAGCCCGTAACCGCCCAGCACCAACTTCGTGCAGTATTCCCGGCTGATCCCGAACCGCCTGGCGACTTCCGCACGGGGCACGCCCGCCAGCCGTTGCCGCCTCATCTCCTCGATGTCGGCTTCCGTCAGACGGGACCACGGGATGCGGGAGCCGCGCTGCTGGGTGCCGTGCTGCTTTTTGTCGTGCGTGTTCTCGGCGGCCGTCCCCCAGCAAAGGTTGCTCAGCCGGTTGTTCGTTCGGTCCCCGTCCAGGTGCCGGCATTGCATTCCTTCGGGGCACGGGCCGACGAAGGCCATCAACACCAACCGGTGGACGTACTCCCGTTGGCCGCACGTCAACCCGACGACCAAGTACCCTTGGCCGCCCCGAAAGCTCCTCATCAGCCGCCACCGCCGGACCACGTCGGTATGCCGGCCCGGGGCACGGTTGCTGCGAATTCTGCCGAAGCTGCTCACCTGATATCGGGGGTGCCCCGGGACACCCCTCCACTGCTCCTCGCCCGTGTGGCCGCGGACTGGATATGCGATAGGCTGTTCCGCAGACATGCCGACCCCTCGTCGGGTTGGTGTGTTCAGCCGGCCGCGGTGCTGATACACCGCGGCCGGCGTCACATCATACGGGTCAGCCGGCCTCCCGCGCAACCCGGGCGGCCGTCTTGAACGACAGCTTCGCATACCGGGTCGAGGTCTGGGCCGATGAGTGCCCGAGCGAGTGCCTCACGCAGTCGAGGCCGTGGCTGGAATCGATCTGACTGGCAAACGCATGACGGATGGAATACGGTGTGAACCGTCCCACCTTGGCCCGGTCGCACGCCCGCTGGACGGCGTTCAGGTACGCCTGACGGCAGTACGCGTCCCCGGGCGGCCGCTTGCCCTTGCCGGCCATCTCCGGGACCGCCTCCTTTGGCGAGAAGCACGGCACGTCCGGCCCGCGGTCCAGGTACGGGGCGAGCACCGCCCGGGCGGCCGGGCCGAGCGGCACCCACCGGTTCTTCCCCTTGCCCGTGTTCTTGTGCTTGCCCGGCAGGTAGACCCACACCCCTTCCGCGTCCAGGTCGACGGCCCCGGCCCCGGGCAGAGAGTGCCGGCCGCCGGTCAGCACCTGGGCGGGCGTGAGCCGGAACAGCTCGCCGGGCCGCATCCCGGTCAGCCGCTGGAGCCGGACCATGGCGGCCACCGGCGGGCGGAGCAGGGGGATAACCGCCTCCACGACCGCGTCGTCGGCCGGCGGCACCGGGCGGGATTCGCGGGCGTCGGCCGCCCGGGGGTTCTTGACGGCCACCAGGGCGTGCCAGCAGCCGGCCGGCAGCCGGCCCCGCTCGACCGCCCACCGCCAGCACCGGCGGACGTTCCCCATGTACTTCCGGACCGTGGCCGCGGTGTAAATCGGCTCGCCGTCACCGCGGCGCTGCCGGCAGAGGGCGTCCCGCCAGTCGGCGAACTCGACCGGCCCGAACCCGGCGGCCGGCGTCTCCGCGTGGGCGTCGCACAGCACCCGGAGGGAGCGGCGGACGGACTCCTTGTGGGTGCCCGCCGGGACGGCCGTGCCGGCCAGGTAGTCGCGGGCCAGCTCGGCGACCAGGTACTCGCCGGGCGGCAGGCCGGCGGGCGAGTAGTTCGGGTCGGCGGCCAGCCGGGCGAGCAGCTTGGCGTGGGCGGCCTTCCAGGCGGCCGGGTCGTCGGCCGGGCCGAGCAGCACCTCGTGCCGGCCGGTGTCGGAGGTCCAGCGGACGCGGACCTGCCCGCGGTGGGTGGAGACGGTCGGTGCCAGGTTCCGCTTGCGGCCCATGCCCCGAGGATAATGGGGGAATTTCCCCCGTTATATGTCGGAGCCGGCGAAACGAAGAAGCCCCGCAAGTTCTTGTCCTTGCGGGGCTTCCGGGTGTGGGCGATGAGGGATTCGAACCCCCGACTTCCTCCTTGTAAGTCCCGCCACTTTCAGGATGCGATGACGCTAACCCGGTGGGGGCAATTAGATACGGGATCGGCTCGCGCCGCAAGTGTCGCGTGCGGACTCCCCGGAATTCGCGAGAAATACCGAGGGCGGCGGGATAGTGGGGGAATAGTGGGGGCGCTCGCGGTCCCCCGAGAACGGCGACGGCCCGCCGCTCGGCGGGCCGTCTCGTAGCGTCGGGCGGTGCCGGCTAGCCGACCGGCGTCAGGTCCACGTAGAAGTCCTTGCCCGGCGTCAATTGCTCCAGGGCGGCCGCGTTATCGATCACGACGTTGATGGTGCCGGTCGGCGTCCAGCGGGTGAACCGCTGGTCCTCCGGCAGCGTCGGGTCGTACTGCGTGGTCAGCGTCACCTTCTTGCTGGTGTGGCTCTCGGTCGAGCCGTTGTCCTCGACGCCAGTCACCTTGAACTTGCAGCGGATCTTCACGTCGGTGCTCCTCACGGTGGAAACGAGTCGGTCGACCCATTGCTGGACGTGCCCCCAATCCGGCTCCGGCAGGTCGAGTCCCATCAGTGGGCCTCCCGGGACCAGGGCGGGGCGAACCGATGGCCCCAGTGACGGCCGCACGCGTGGCACCGCCACTCCTCCTCTCCGTCCCACTCGCCGGTCAGTTCGGTCCGCCACTTGGACCCGCAAGCCGGGCACCGCCGGGCGGTCAGCCGGCAGCGGAACCAGAACCCGATCATCGCAGCCCCGATGATCACGCAGGCCAGTCCGAAGTCGAGCAGGGTGAGCACAGGGTTCCTCGGGTCGGGGTGGCGGCGGATGCCTGAAGTCACCGCCGCTGGTAGCAGGTGCCGCCGGGGCAGTTGGCCGGGGCCAGGCCGAACGGCGGGAACTGGTACACCTGGGGCGTCGCCGCCGGGGCCGGCTGCCACTCCCGAACGTAGGCGTCCCCGGTTTCGTGGCGGAACATCTCGTAAACGCCGGCCTTGTACCCCAGATAGCCGGCCGGGTAGATGTTCGTGAACGTGGTGTTCGGCCCGATCCCGAACAGCTCCCGCCGGCCGGTGGACTTCACCCGGGCGACTAACTCCCGCCAGCGGTCGTCGTTCGTCACCTCCGGCATCGGCACCGGCACCGGCTCGCTGAACCGCTTCTCCAGCTCGCCGACCCGCCGCTCCAACTCTTTCACGCGGTCCTCCAGCGACGGGTTCGTGGGCGGCTGGACCGGCGGGACGCTGGCCGGCTCGGTCAGCTTGACCGCGTCCGGGAAGCCGTACCCGGAGGCCGTGTCCCGGCCGCTCGGCGGCAGGTCGGTGCACGCGGCCTGCATCGCCTCGCGGAACCGCTTCGGCCGGTCCGCCTTCGGCACCTCCGGGTGGGCGGCCACCCACAGGCAGGCCAGCCCGGCGACGTGCGGGGTGGCCATCGACGTGCCGTCCATCGTGGCGTACTGGCCGTTCAGGTACGTGCTCTTGACCGCCACCCCCGGCGCCGCCACGAACACGGCCGGCCCGCGGCTGGAGAAGCCGGCCACCAGCTTGCCGGCGTTCACCGCGGCCACGGCCAGCGACTTGGCGTACCCGCCCGGGTAGCCGACGGTGCCCTCCCGCGGCCCCTCGTTGCCGGCCGCCGCGACGACGATCACGCCCTTCGACTCGGCGTAGTCCAGGGCCGGGGGGATGAACGAGTCCCGGGCCGGGCCGCCGAGCGACATCGAGATCACGTCGGCCCCCTGGTCGACCGCCCACGTGATGCCCTTGGCGATCCCGTCCACCCCGCCCGACCCGCCGTCGTCGAGCACCTTGCCGGCGATCAGGTCGGCCTCGGGGGCCACGCCCGGCAGCTTGCCCCGGGCGGCGATCGTCCCGCAGCAGTGGGTGCTGTGCCCCTGGGCGTCCCGGGACCCGGACCGCGAGCCGGTGAAGTCCTTCTGGGCCTTGACGACCAGGTCCGGGTGGTTGGGGGCGCCGGTGTCGAGCACCGCCGCCGTGACGCCCCGGCCCTTGGTGCGGGCCCAGGCGTCCGGGGCTTTCAGCGCCACGACGCCCCAGTCCGGGCCGGCGGCCAGGGCGTCGGCGGCGATCAGCCGGGTGGGCACCAGCTCGCCCGGCGGCAGGACGATCCGGGGCGGGTCAGCCTGCCCGTAGCCAAAGGTGGACGCTGCCAAGAAGAGCACCGACGCGAGCGGACCAGTAAGCCGCTTCGCACGCAGCAGTTTCACTCGACGTCTCCGGCGGCTTGGGCCGCGGGTCGGGGGTGACGAGCCGGGGCACCTCGCCCCGGGGGATGCCGAGCCGGGGGGCCGGCTTCGGCGGGTTCGTCGCGATCGCGGCGGAAAGGGCCGCGGCACTGATGAACGGGATCATCTCGCCTGTCCTCCACGGCGGCCGGGCGGTGCCGCCGGGCTACCGGGATGCAACAGACGGGCCGGCCGCGCGGCCGGCCGGGGTGGTCAGTTCGGGGCGACTGCCGCCCGGGTGGTGGACACGTCGGGGACCGGCGGGACCGGGCCGCCGGACAGGACGGCGAGCAGGGTGGCCGTCACCCAGGCGACGACGGCCGGGTTGGTCAGCACCCGCCGCACCTCGCGGGCGGCGGCGTCGTCCAGGGTGGTGTGGGTGCGGGCCACCAGGCGGTCGAGCAGGTCGCACGCCCGGCCCAGCATGGCCCCGACCAGTTGCTCGGTAATCAGGCCGGCGACGAACCGGCGGATCAGCCAGGACACGGGATTCCCTCGGGGTGAGTCGGACGACAGCGGCGCCGGCCGGCCGGTCAGTAGACCGACCCGTCGGCGGCCCAGAGGTAGGTGCGGGTCCGGCCGTCGTACCCGACGCCCTGCAGGAGCACGTCGCCGGTGTCCAGGGCGGCGGTGGGGAACGCGAAGTAGACCGGGAGGGCGGCCGTCACGTCGAGCGTCCGGTGCGGGAGCCAGCCGGCCCCGTCGTGCACCCACACCGCGGCCAGCCGGCCGCCCGGGGTGTACTCCAGCCCGCCGGCCACCGTCGCCGACGCGGACACCGTGTACGCGAACCCGTACCACCCGGCCGGCTCGGGCAGCGGCTCGACGGCCCCGGCCACGCGGACGGCCGGGTGGAACAGGTGGTCCGGGTGGCCGAGCGTCTGGCCGGCCGACCCGCCCGGGGAGGTCGAGTACGGGTAGTAGGTCTGGGCCGGGGCCAGCCCGGCGAGGATCAGCGTGGCCGCACAGGCCGCCAACAGTCGCAGTCGCATCGGCCGCTCCGCACGGGGTCGGGAGGGTCCGCCCCGGGGATGACACCGCGGTCAGACCCGGCGGCGGGCGAACGAGGGGGGCCGGTTGGTCAGGGACGTTCCGGTGTGGCTGGCGGGGACGGCCGTGTCCAGCGTGACGTTCCCGTTAGAAGCGACCGTCAACACCCGCCCCCGGGCCACCCCGCTCAGGGTCAGGTAGTCGCCCTCAAGGATGTCCCCGGCGTTGGTGATGTTGGTCAACACCGCGCTGCCGGACGTCGTGTTGCACGTCTTGCTGATCGTCCGGGACGTCCCCGGCTGGTCGCAGACGTGGGGCAGGCCGCCGTTCAGGGTGTACACCGTGTCCCCGAACTCGTAAGTCCCGGTCGGCGGACCCCCGCCGCTCGTCCGCTCCAGGAACCGGACCGGGCCGAACTGCGGGACCAGCGGGTACGGCCGGTTGTAGCTGGCCGACATCCCGTAGATCAGGAACCAGGGGGACGCCGGGGTGATGTACACCCCGCCCGGGTACGTGCTGTACCACTCCTCCAGGGAGAACCCCCGGCCGTCCCACCCGAGGGCGTCCGTCCCGAACGACAACTCGGTCGGGGCGTACCCGGCCGGCACCATCTGGTAGACCGGCGACTCCCCGTAGCACTGGAAGAGGGTCCACAGCCCGGGGGCCGTGCCGCCCTGAAGGACGTGGTTGGGAGAGCAGACCCGGACGCGGGTGTGTAAGGTCCGGACGCCGTCCGCCTTCCGGGCCGACGGGATGGTCATCCCGTACCCGTACCCCCGCAGGGCCATGCACGCCCCGTAGGTCGGGTGCTTGTGCGGGTAGAGGGTGATGTTCCCGGGGGTGACCCCGCTCCCGTCGTTCCCCGCCCCGCCGCCCGGGTACACGTACAGCGGCTCGGCCGCCGGCTCGTGCCAGTTGGCCTTGTACCCGCCGGCCGTGTCCGGGCCGGGGAACGCCTTCTGGATCTTCTGGTTGGCGTCCGTGCTGAGGGACAGGGTCTGGTTGTCCACCGGCGCCCCCTCCACCCGCACCCGGACCGGCCCGTCGGTGTACGTCACCCCCGAATGGACCTGGTGGTAGACGGCGGACAGCGGGTTCTTGTACGTCACCGTGTACGGGTGGTACGTCCCGGCGTGGTTCATGAACTTGTGGTACGTCGGCAGGGCGTACTCCAGGAACACGTCCCGGGGGGCGTTCACCCCCATGTTCCCGGCCGTGTCGTTCTTGAACACGACGTCGAAGTCCACGTTCCGGGTGCCGTAGTCCACGAACTCGAACCAGTTGTGCTTGAGCACCGTCTGGAAGAACCCCCAGTTCTCCACGTAGATGCCGGCCGCCCGCTCGAAGTCCGTCGGGGTGGCCGACCCGTGCCAGCCCAGCGCCCCCTCGAAGATGCACGAGTCGATCTCCAGCCCGCGTGCCCCGCTGATCCACAGCCCCGGGTACTTCCGGGTGTTGCCGTTGTAGAAGTGGCACCGGTAGATCCGCATCATGCTGGACCCGTGGTTCTCCACCCGGCCCGGCGCCCAGTAGATCCCGCCCTCCTGGTTGGCGTTGCCGACGAACTTGCAGTCCGAGATCAGCGGGTTGACCGTGTACTGCATCGTCACCTCGACCGGCCGCTTGGTCGTGGACAGATACAGGTTTTCCATCCGGAACTCGAACACCCGGGGGTCGAGCGACCCGGAGTTGTGCGTCCCGACCGCCCCGCCCTCCCCGGTGATCATCCCGTTCCGGAGGTCGAAACAACTGTTGTACCAGGCGTTGTCGTTCGACAGCTTGAGCCGGAAGATCGGCTCGGTCGCGTGCAGGTTGACCAGCCGGCCGCCGCACAGGTCGAAGAAACACCGCCGCTCGCACGGCACGTCCACCTGGCCGTTGAAGTAGTACGGCCCGCCCCGGAACCGGACCAGGATGTCCTTGTCCTCCCCGGTGTCCAGGGTGCCCAGGGCGGCCTGGAGGGCGGCGGTGTTGTCGGAGCCGACGCCGATCGTGGACGTCACCGGGGTCAGCCCGATGGCGTTCGCGTCCACGTCGTAATAAGCCGTCCCGGGCGACCCCGCCATGACACACCTCAGTAGTGGGCGAACCTGGCCCGGAGCCACGCGAACACCGAGTCCTGCTCGCCCGTGTCCAGCAGCCGGGAGTACACCAGCAGGTAGGCCAGGTCGCTCTGCGTCCCGTAGCTGGTCCCGGAGCTGCCCTGCGACCCGAAGTTCACCCCGCCCGGGTTGGCCGCCCCCGGGTTTCCTGTACCCGCCGCACCCCCATTCAACCGGAGCGTACTGGAAGCCCCGGCGTACACCTCGGCCGACGAGTACCAGGTGTCGTTCGCGGCCGTGCGGGACGGGCCGGCGGCCCCGGCGTACATCCGCAGGGTGCCGGCCGAGATGAAATTGAGGTACGCGGTGTCGTTCGTGGACCCGTCCATCATCACATGGCTGTTGTTCTGGGGCGACCGGTGCCGCCAGACCGCGACCCGGGTGTACGGCTGGGTCAGGGCGAACGTCGCCCGCAGCTTGTGGGAGCCGTTGAACACCAGGATCGGCCGGCCGTTCAGCCCGTCCGCGTCCAGGGTCGGCTTCTGCCCGTCCGCGTCCACCTTGAGGTACGCCCCGCCGACGAGCGGGTTGACGGTGCCAACCACACCGCCATCTACTGCGGGGGTGGTAACCCCGTTGGTGTCGGAGTAGCTGTGCGTCGGGTCGGCCCGGTAGGCCAGGCCGGACAGGTCGGCCGGGTCGAAGGCGGGGGTGGCGGGGCGGCCGGCCGCGAGCTGGAAGGCGTTCATGCGGCCGTGTCCCCCGACAACACCCAGACGGCGTTCGTCCCGCTGTTGCTGTCCACGTACAGGGAGACGGTGGCCCACTGGCCGGCCGTCTTGGTGTGCCCGGCCCGGTTGTGGAGCGTCCCGCCGGCCTCGGCGGTGAACGTCACCTGGCCCGCCCCGATCTGGACGACGGCGAACTGCGTCCCGGCCGGGGCGGCGTTGTCCAGTTCGATGGCGACCGCCGACCCGTTCGTCGTCCGCTGGATGGTCCCGTCCGCCGCCTCCCCCAGGGTGGCCGTCGTGCCGGTGATGGTCACCTGGCTGAGCGCGAACCGGAGGGTGACGATCCCGGCCCCGTCGTCGTCCAGGCACCCGGGCGGCACGTTGATGAGACTGACCGGGGATACGGACACCGTCCCGTCCGTCAGGCCGACCGACGTGTCGGCCACGACGAAGTTGTACACCCCCGCCCCGGACCCGTTGTCCGTGTACGTGACGGTGATCCCGGTCTGCGTCCCGCCGAGCAGGGCGGTGGCGATGTAGTCCTCGACCGCCTCCTGGCCGTCCGTGATCTGGCTGAACGTGTGGGTGTGGACGGTGGACGCCTTGCCGGCCAGGGCGGCGGCCAGGTCGGCCTGGTCGGCCAGGGTGCCGGCGATCTCCCCCCACTCCCCGGCCCCCGCCTCGCCCGGCGGGCCGGCCGGCCCCTGCGGCCCGCCCTCCCAGAATTCGACCACCGGCACGCTCATGACAGCCCCTTCCCGCTGACGGCGTGGACCCACGGGCCGTAGAGCTTCTTGCCCGGCTCCCCGAGCGAGTCGGCCACGATCAGCTCGTGGTGGTGGGTGCCGGCCGGCAGGGCGAGGCCGTCGGCCTCGGTGAACGCGACCAGGATGTCCCAGGCGCCCGACACCTCCGCGGACGGCTGGATCGTCACCTTGCCGTTGCCGGTGTCCCGGGCCAGGAGCGGGGTGCCGGACGCCGGCCGGCCGCCGGCGGCCGGGTAGATGTGGTGGGAGGCGGTGCACCCGGACAGGTCGAGCCAGGAGCCGTCCGGGTTGCGGCCGCGGAACACCAGCGGGGCGGCGCAGCCGCGGTCCGACCGGAGGGTGACGAGGGCCACGGCCATGCCCCCCGGATGACACCGCCGGTCATGGGCGAGGGACGTACCCCGGGCAGTCCTGGCACTCGTCCGCCGGCAGGACGACGTCGGAGCCGCCGAGGGCGGCCCGGACGCCGGGGTCGGGGGACGTGCAGCGGTGACGGCAGCGGAACCCGGAGCAGCCGGCCAGGTGCTCGACCCGGTCGGCGTACAGGCAGATGCGGGGGCGGGCCGGCGGCGGCGGGCGGTAGGCTTGGCCGCGGCCGGCGGGGGCCGTGGCCGCCATCAGCCGGGGGGCGGCCATCAGGGCGGCCGGGCAGACGCCCCCGGGGGCGTCCTCGACGGTGGCGCCGGCCGGCGTGTCGTAGGTGTCGAAGCCGGCCCTCGCCGTGCCGGTGGCCCCGGCCATCGTCTGGGGCCGGCAGCCGACAACCGCTGTCGGCGTGCCGCCACCGGTCAGAAAATAATGGGTGGGCGGCAGGCCGCACCCGCCGGACGTCACGGAGGTGAACCCGATTGAGCCGTCCACCGCCATCGCGTCGCCCGGGATGGCCGGGTGGTACGCCCGGACTTGCAGGAAGTAGGAGTAGGTACACATTCCGTCGGACGCGGACCCGGCGAACGTGTCCGTCCACTCACAGCCGGTGAAATACGGCAGGACGAACTGCTTGCCGCCGAGCACGTCCTCGAACAGCGCCGTCGGCCAGCCGGTCGGCAGGGTCACGCAGACGGGGTCGGTGACGTTGTCGCCGTAGGAGCAGCACACCCCGCCGCCCCCGCCGCAGCAGCACGTCGCCCCCGGCGGGGTGTACCCGGTGGCCATGCCTCACACCTGCGGGTCGTAGTTGTAGACGGGCAGGTTGTCCACGCACTCCCAGAACAGCAGGGTGCCGGGCGCCACCAGGGCGACGAACACCGGCTTGCCGTCGGCCGCCAGCGGCCCGCGGTAGACGCACGGCACCCGGTGGACGGTCAGGTCGTCGCCCCCCTTGGTGAACTCCGTCGGCAGCTCCCCGCCGTTCGGGTGGACCAGCCAGACGGCGTCCGTCGGCTCGGCCCAGGTGTTCGCGTCCCGGTCGTACAGCTGGAGCCGGCCCGGGTACCGGCCGGACGTGCGGGTGCCGGTCGGGCGGACGAACTCCACCTCCCGGCCGGCCGGCCGGCCGACGACGCACAGCTTGACCGTCCCCCCGGCCTCGGCCGACAGCCCGGCCGGCGGGTCGCCGAGGACGGCCAGCACGCCGAGGCCGGTGGCCCGGTCGGACAGCCACTTGCGGCCGATCACCGGCCCGCAGGTGAACCCGGCGGCCGGGGTGCCGGCGAACTCGACGGCCGCCACGCAGTACGGGAGCGGCAGGCGGAACTGGCCGAGGGCCGACGCCGGCACCTCGGCCGCCTCGTTCACCACCACCAGCCCGTGCGGGTCGGACACCGGGGACTTCACCCCGGCCGTCGTCCAGGTACACGCGGCGTAGGGCTGGACGGTCGAGCCGGCGACGGCGGCGACGACCGGCAGGCCGTCGGCCGGGGCCGCCCCGCCGGGCAGGTTGACGCTCATCCGCCCTCCATCCCCTGCACCGCCTTGTGCAGCTTGAGGGCGGCATTCTTCTGCATCCAGTACACCCCGGCCTGGAACCCCCGGGCGTTCAGCTCCGCCGTCTGGGCGTCCGGCGGCTCGTTCTCCCGCCGCCGCCGCTCCGGGTACGGCAGGACCACCTTCGAGAACTCGGTGTTGGCCGCGGCGGTGGTGTAGAACCCGTCCCGGCCGAACTCCCACCCGACCTGGCGGACCAGCCCGGACGGGACGACCGGCACCAGGCCGACGTACCGCACGGCCAGGGCGGACGTCAGCTGGTACTGGGCGGCGACCCGCTCGGCGTAGTAGGCCGCCCGCTGGGCGGCGTCGGCGTCCTGGAACCCGCCGCCGGTCAGCCGGTGCGTCGTGTCGTCGTACCCGCCCAGGTACTCGCTCTGGACCTCCTCGATGACCACGTCCCGGGCCGGCCCGAGGCCGCCGGACAGAGGCAGGGTGTGGACGTACCGGACCGGCGACCGGGTGTCGGCGTCGAGGACGACCGCCCCGGTCTCCACCACCGGGTCGGCCGGGACGGTGTACCGGTTGGCCCCGGTCGGCCACCCGCACCCGGTCGGGGCCGGCACCCGGCGGAACAGCGGGCGGTCGAACCGGATCACCTGCCGCTCCGGGTCGGCGACCGACCACGGGACGTACAGCCGGGCGGTCGCCGGGGTGTTCCCGTCCGCGTCCAGCGTCCCCGGGTCGTTCCACACCGTCCCGTCCTGCACCCCCCGCCAGACGGAGGCGAACACCCGCGGGAGCGAGTCCTTGCTGTACCCGTCGTACACCTCGGCGGCGAACGGCCGGCCGGTCCGCGGGTCGATCCGGGCCTCGTCCCCGGGGACCGGGGCGAACTGCTCCGGCCGGGTGTCCTGGATCAGCACCCGGTAGCGGTCGTCCACCGGCCCGACCCCGGGGACCGGGATGGCGAACAGGGACGGGTCGATGTCCCCGCCGGCGTCCACCCCATCCGGGAGGGGGTCGGGCGGCGGGTCCGGGGCGAACGGCCGGTCCGGCTCCCCGTCCGGGTCGGACCCGGCGTAGGGCCGTTCGGCGACGAGCTGGTAGCAGCGGTAGACCGTGTCCCGGGCCAGGGCCAGCGCCTGCTGGATCGACAGCCGGTCGGTCGGCTTCACCCCCCAGGTGGTGGCCCCCTGGTTGCTGACGAACGCCGGCGGCATTTGCCGCAGCCACCGCTGGGTGAAGTCGGCGGCCGCCGTCCCGGAGAGGTCCGGGGCGTAGCTCAGCTCGTCGATCGGCTTCCACGACCCGTCCCAGTCCTTGCCGACCGCCCGGAACTTGAGCCGGAGCTGGAACCGGGTGGGGGCGCCGACCACCCGGATGGCCGACGGGCGGACCGGCGGGTCGAGGGTGGGGGCGGCGGACAGGGCGTGGCCGGGCGGCAGCCCGGTCCCGGCCCCGACCCGCTGGACGCTCGCCTGGTCGGTCACCGGGCACCAGACGACCACGCACCCGAACCGGTCGCACAGGTCGGCCAGCGCCCGGGCGGCCGGGATCCCGTCCCACGATACCTCCGGGTTGGTCCCGGTCGGCGGCAGGTTCTCGCCCAGGGCCAGGTACTCGGCCGCCGGGTCGACCGGGGTGTCCCAGGCCGGGTGCCGGGCGAGCGGGTGGGCCGGGTCGTCGCCGTCGAACGGGTAGGCCAGCCCGCCGGGCAGGTCGAGCACCGGCCCGCGGTCGGCCGTGTACCCCAGCTCGGTCGGGACCGGCGAGCCGTCGGCGAAGGTGGTGACCGGCGGGAGCTGCTGGTGCCACTGGCGGCCGGGCGGCGGCGACTCGCCCATCAGCCCGAGCAGGTACTTGGCGAGCTGGTACGGGCTGCGGACCGTCTTGGGCACCAGCTTGTTCCGCCGGTCCCGCTGGTTGTAGTGGCCGTACACGGCCGGCCCGACCGCCCACTTCCACCGCCGGTCGAGCACCCGCAGGGTCCACACCCGGCCGCCGCCCGACCGGTCCTCGGCGAACCCGCCGGCGTCCAGCACGCAGTCCCGCAGTCGGATCAGGGTGACGGACTCCCACGGCCCGCCGGTGGCCCCGGCCGGGACGCCCGGGTCGGCGGCGAGGAGCGGGCGGGGGCCGGCGAGCTGGAGGGTTCCGGACTGCGGCAGGGTGGCCCCGTCCTGCGGGGTCAGCCGGAGGACGACGGCCTGCGGGGAGACGCCGACCGACGGCTCGTACCGGGCGGACAGCAGCGGCCACTCCACCCCGCCCCAGGTAGCCGAGGCGTAGTACCGCAGCCGGCCGCCCGGGTAGCGGTCGGCGAGCACGTCGGGTGACGGCTGGAACAGCCCGCCCGGGGTCGGCTCGGGGAACGCCGGCACCCCGCCGGCCGGGGCGTCCGGGGACGGGGCGAAGAGCGGCCCGGGGGTCGGCTCGGGGAACACCGGGGGGGACGGCATCAGGGCACCGTCGGGGCGACGGGGAGGGCCGGGTAGCCGGCCCAGACGGACGGCAGGGCGAGCGGCTCGACCGCCCCGCCGAACACGAACTGGTACTCCCAGGTGACGGGGAAGTCGCGGTAGTTCCGCCCGACCCGGGCCGGGGAACCCCGCTCGACCACCTTGTCCGTCAGGTTGGCCGGCCAGAACGGCGGGACCGGCACCGGGTACCCGGCCCGGCCGACCGCCTGGCCCTTCTGCGTCACCGTCCACCCCTGCCGGGGGATCGTCATCTGGACCACCGGGTCGGCGTTGATCGGTTCGTGCAGGACCAGCCGCGGGGTGCCGCCGCGGACGCTGACCGTCTCGGTGAAGTCGGTCAGCCACCGGTCCGGGTCGAGCAGGAGGGCCGGGTGGACCTCCTCCCAGTAGAAGCTGGCGGCGTACTCCAGCCAGGTCCAGTGCTGGGCGCCCGGCCGGCGGGACCAGTTCGGGCCGGAGACGCACCGGACGCCGGACAGGGTGAGGGCGGACAGCGCCTGCTTGCCGGTCGGGCTGCCGTCCGGGTACAGGAACTCCAGGTCGCCCTCCTGGTTCCGGAGGGCGGCCTCGACCTGGAGCAGTTTGGTGGTGGCGGTGGCGGGGGTGACGGCCAGGGCCAGGGAGTCGCAGTCCCACTGGCAGGCGTACCCGTGGACGACGCCGGCGGCGTTGAGCAGCGCGACCCGGCTGGGGGCGAACCGGGCGGCCCCGCGGTCGGCGATCTGGAAGCCCGCGTACAGGAGCCGCATCACCCCCGGGGATGACACCGGGCGGGGGAGGGGGACCGTAGCTGCATAATTCGGCGACCATCCGGCTTACGCACATAGACCCGCAACCGAGGGGGCGGCAAGGATAAGAGGAGCGGGGCAGTCCGATTTCCGCTTGACCCGCTGCCGGTGGTGCCGGATAAGCGGTGGCGGCTCCTCACCCCACTGCGGACGGCCATGACCCCGACGCTTCAATCCGTGTGGCTGGTGGATTCGGCAGACCGCGATCCCACGACCGGGAAGGTGAACGTCCTCGGGATGTTCGACTGCATCGACGTGCCGGCCGGGTCCGAATATGCCGCAGGGGCCACCCTGTTCTTCGCTGTCCGCGGGGTTCACGGGCGGGCGGACCTGGACCTCCTGTACGTCGACCTGGCTACCGACGAGGTATTAGTGGAGCGGGCGGTCCGGGTGGACGGCGATCCCCTGGACACCACGGATGTGACGGTCCGGATGAGCCGCATCCCGACGCCCCACGCTGGCGAGTTCGCTTGGGAGCTTCAGTGCGACGGCGAGCCACTCGGCTCCTGTCGGGTACGAGTGACTGTGACCGGCCGAGACGAGGACGTGCCATGACCGGCGAGACCCGAAGGACGGGCGGAACGATCACCCGGGCGCCGGACGACGGCGAATGGGTTGAGCACCGGGGCGACACATTCCGTTACCCGGTCCACCTGACGGCTTCAGGCGGTCGGTTCACGGCCGTCGCCGCGACAGTGCCAGGCGTGTCCGCGACCGGGGTGTCGGAAGCGGAAGCCCTGGCCGGTGTCCGGTCACTGTTGGACGACTTGGTCCGTGTTGCGAAATCGAGCGGGCGGCCGGTCGCCAAAAGTGAAGTCCCAGCGCCACCAGGTGCCCTCGCCCGTGTGGTTGTCGTGAGGCTGACCGACACCCCCCCACCCATCGGCTGAGCGCCTGATGCTCCAATGGTGACCGCCGGGGGAGGGGGAGTATGACCGACCGACACAAGCTGATGTTTGGCGGGGCGGCCGGCCTGGTGCTGGTCGGGCTGGCGGTTGCAGGGGTCGGCTACTTGGCCTGGGACAAAGTCCAGGACCGCCGGGCGGCGGAAGCCCTGGCCGAGTACCGGAAATTGGCGGGCGAGAATGAGCTCGACATGCCGATGATCCTGTTCTCCGAGCAGCAAGCGAGTCGTACAGACGTGGCTGGGGATGAGCGACAAAAGAGCCGCGATGCGGCCGACGTGTTGCGATCGAACGTGGCCCGGCGAGAACGCCAAATGGGCGAGTTGAGTGTGCGGTGGGCGAGCCGGTGGCCGGCTCACTGATTCCCGGTGGTCCGGGCCATGATCCCCTCTTCCCGGAGGCGGTTCACTTCCATCGTGACGTTGGTGAGCGAGGCGAGCACGGCTGTGAACGCCCGCTCGAAGTCGGCCAGCACACGGGCCGTATCCTGAGCCGACCGCACCTGCTCCTTCTCCTCGGCCTGGGTGGCCGCCTCCCGCGTCTTGTCCGTCCGCTGCCTAGCCCCGGCCGAATCCTGTAGTCCGGCCTCTTCCGGGGCAAGCGGCCGAATCTCCCCCTTGTACTGCTCGCCGTACTTCTCCTCGGCCTTCCGCACCGTGTCCGGGGCGGCGGCGCGGGCCGCGGACAAGAGGTCGTCCGGTATCTGATCCAGGGGCACCCCCTGATTGATCAACGCCAGGCCCTGCTTGGCCAGTTCCCGGCCGCCCAGCCCGAGCTGAGATAGGGATTGGGCGCCGCCGGCGGCCTGCTGCTCCCGCCCCTGGGCGATCTGGTACTCGGCCCGGGCGAGTTCGACTCTTTTCCCCCCTTCGGCCCCCCTCCGCTCGTTCAGCCGCAGCTCGGCCGCCCGCTTCGCCTCGGTCGCATCCTGGAGCTCCCGCAGGCGGGCTTCCCGCTCCCGGAACCCCTCGGCCGCACCAGCCGCCTTCTCGGCCTCGGTCCCCGCCCGGCCGGCGGCTGCCGCGGACCCGGATCGGCTGGCATCCACCCGCTCCTGGACCTTAACCTTCAGCCGCTGCTCGGCCTCGTCCAGTGCCCGCTTCTTCTGCAGCTCGACCTCGGTGGCGCGGGCCACGTCCCGCTCGGCCGCCGCTCGCTCCTTGGCCGCGGTGGTGAGCTGCTGGCGGATCGGCAACAGCCGCTGCTCGTCCCGGAACCGCCGCTCGCCCTCGACCGTCGTCCGGTCGTACCCGGCCGGCCGGCCCAGCCGGAACCCCGGGCCGAACTCGGCGGCCCGGCTCCGGGCGGACGCCACCTCCCGGGCCACCTGCTCGGACTCCAGCCGCTGTCGGCCTTCCAGCTCCTGGGTGATGGAGCCGATCCGGCCGAGCATCCCCGCCCGGCCGATCCGCCCGGTCTCGCCGGACGTCGCCTCCTGCAAGTCTTTCAGGTAGCCGTACCCGCGGCCGATGCCGAGCGGCAGGCCGCGGAGCTTCTGATCCTCCCGCTCGCGGGCGGACAGGAACGGGCGGGCGTCGATCCGGGCCGCCTCGGTGGCGTACGAGCCGACGGACAGGGCGGCAGTCGCCCCGAACCCGGCGGCGGCCATCGGCCCCGAGATGCCCAGCCGGGACAGGGCGGCCGACGCCTGCTCGCCGTAGGCGGCGGCGGTCCCCGGGGTCAGCCGGCCGCGGACGGCCGACAGTGGGTTCCCTCGGGCGTCCAGCCCTCGGGCGCGGAGGGCCGACTCGACCTCGCGACCCCACCGGTTACGGTCCACTACCCTGGCCGCTTCCTGCTCAGCCCGCCCCCGCCGCTTGGCGGCCTCGGCCAGCGAATCCTCCGCCTTGGCGGCGGCGACGACCGCCCCGGTCAGCGCGTCCACCGCCCGGGTGCCGTCCTTGTCGACGACGAGCTTCAGGCGGACCTCGACGGTCTGGTTCGGGCCGGTCACGGTCTACCTCCTTCGCAGGGCGTCCCGGACGGCCGCCGCCATCGCCAGGCGGTCGGCCGCTCGGTCGGCCCGGGCTTCGGCGTCGAGCACTTGGGCGACGGCCGCCCGGGTGAGCGGGTCGAGGGGCGGGAACCCGACCGCCCGCCCCTCCCGGGCGAACCGGACCAGCTCCCAGAACCAGCCCGCGAAGTCCGCGTCCGGCCCCAGTGGCTGACCCCCGTCCGCCTTCGGGCACACCCCGCACGGGGGCGGCACGCGGGCCTCGTCCCGGGCCATCGGCAGCTCGACCTGGCGGCCGGTCGCCGGGTCGCGGTCCGGGTACGTGGCCACCCGGCCGGTGTCCGGGTCGATCACCCAGCGGCGGCAGTCGGCACAGGTGCGGACCCAGCCCGGGTGGTCCGCCCACACCCGGGCCAGGCGGGTCAGTTTCCCAGAACCAGCCCGCCGTACCCGGTGCAGACCTCTTCGAGCTGGTCGAACAGCGGGTTGCACAGGGACGCGACCAGGGCCGGCGTCACCTGCTCGCCGGCGTTCCAGGTCTTGATGTGGGCGGCGTAGAACTCACTGCGGGTCCGCCGCTCGCCGGCCGCGTCGTCCAGCTTGACCGCAGCCAGCCGGTTGACGTACGCCCGCACCTCGATCGGGGTGGCCGGGCGTACGGTGCCTTCGAGCACCGGCCACGGGGGTACTTCCCGGGTGCGGAAGCGGATGACCAGCGTCTCGCCGGTGAAGAACGGCAGGCTCATGGGACTCCTACGCGGTGGTGTCGAGCGTGGCGCTGAGCTCAGCGTTCGGGGTCGTGACCCCGGTCGCCAGGTACGCCCGGCCCTCCCAGGGGACCATGATCTCGGGGTCGCCGGCGGCCGACTCGGGCGGCGGGGCGACCGCCCGGACGGCCGGCAGGGTGAACGTCAGCGACCGGTTGGAGTACGCGAACTGGAGGACCACCTGGACGCCGGTGTCGCTCGCCCCGGCGTCCCACAGGGCGGCGTGCTCCCGCAGCGGCAGGGTCAGGCCGAGGGTAATGTTGTGGTCGGTCTTCATCGGCGTGGCGGTGGTGAAGCTGGAGTAGTACCGCTCGCCGTTGATCCCGTAGTCCACGCTCAGCCGGATCGACCGGCACTTGACGGACGAGGTGCCGCCGACGGTGACGGCCGCGTCCCCCATCAGGAACCGCGTCCCGAGGTAGGCGGCGGTCGGGCTGACCGGCCAGGCGCCGCCGTCCGCCCCGGTGACCCCGACCCCCCGCCAGGCCAGCTTCACCTCGCCCCCGGCCTCGGCCGTCACGTCGAACCCGGCCGTCACCACCCCGCTCAGGGCGAAGACGTCGTCCGACCGGTCGAACACGAAGTTCCGCTGGGTGCTGACGGTGCCGAGCGGGTAGGTGATGGTCCCCGTCCCGGACGGGGTGCCGTTGAGCAGGAACTCCAGCCACGCCTGCCACTCGGCGACGGACGGGACGAACTCCCCGCTCGGCTGGACGACGTGGACGTTCTCCCGGGTGTTGTCGACCGAGTGGGAGAAGGTGCCGAGGCCGCCCAGCTCGCGGCCGAGGTCGATCACGTCCTTCCGCCAGCCGGTCGAGAACCGGGTGTGGGCGACGGCCGTGTCCGGGGCGCCGGGGGCGGACCCGGTGACCAGGGTGAGCGGGCCGAACGCCAGGCGGGTCAGGCGGTGCTGGGACACGCGGGGCTCCGGGTCAGGCGGCGGGGACGCGGCACCAGCAGCGGACGACCAGCCCGGACACCAGGTGGTCGAACAGGGGCAGGTGCGGGTCGGCGATCGGCTGCGGCTCGACCTCGCAGTACACGCTCTCGGCCACGGCCGCCAGCCGCTTGTACAGGACGGCGGACACGACCGCCTCCCGCCAGGCGTCCACCCCGGCCAGCACGTCGTGCTGCTGGCGGCCGTTCTTCTCGGCGATCAGCACCCGCACCGGGTACCCGACCAGGTTGGTCACGTTGGTGTCCGGGCGGACCTGCTCGGCCACCCCGTCGGCGGTCAGCAGGACGCACGGGAACAGGACGTTCGTCTCGTCCGGGCTGACCTGCTGGTACACCCGGTCGCCGAGGGGCGGCCCGCCCGGCCGCAGCCGGCTGAGCCGGAGCCGGTCGACGATCAGGTCGGCCAGGGCGGTCCGGCACCGGGTCAGGACGGGCGGGGTCGGCGGCACGTCAGGTCCCCCCTGCGGACCGGGCCACGGCCTTCGCCTGGTCTTCGGCCAGCACGTCGGCCATCGCGGCCACCGTCCCGCC